ACCGGCCGGGATCTCGCCACGGTTTCAAGGTCGATCTGAGAGGCGGGGCAGAGTGCCGGCGATGGCCTGGCGGACGTGCTCATGCCCCAGCTCCAGCCCAGGATTGGCAGCGGCGAAGAGACGCAGCCGGCCGAGCGGGGAATCGGGGGACGGGGGCTCCGTGGCCAGCTCGGCGCCAGCGATCTGAAGCGCGAAGGTGAGGTCATCGCCAGAGGTCATGGCCCCAGCGTAAGCGGTAAGCGCGCTTGCCGGCTCTGGATTACGGGGCGCGGCAGCGCCCCCAGAGAGCTTGCCGGCTCTGCTCTGTGGCGCCCTGCGGGCGCCCCTTCGTCAGCGCTCCACTCATCCCTTCGCCGCTGCGCTCAAGGCCAGACGGCCGCCGCCAGGCGGCCCAGCCCGAAGCCTCGAAGACTCCATGTGCAAGTGTGACCACCGTCACAGCGAAAGGACCCGGACAAGCAGGCCCCTGATCCGGGACTTGTAAGTGTAAGGGAGTGAGCGAAGCGAACGACCGCACCAAGCCTTGCAGGCTGGAGGCCCTGTCGGGCCTCGCTTGATGAAGCTCCTTACGGCTTACGGCAAGTACAAGCACTTCCCCTCGGGTTGACAGCGATCGAGCAGCTACCTGTTCAGGTAGGACGTCACCGAGGGGATCAACTTCCACGTCGGGAGGTGATCTGGTTGCCGAACTGGGAAGGGTCCGACAGGCGCTCGCGCCTACCGAAGGACTGGCCCAAGATCCGGCTCCGGGTCCTGCGGCGAGACGGAGGGCAGTGCACCGCGCTGACACAAGCGGGTGAACGCTGCGACTCGTCCGCAACCGACGTGGACCACATCGTGGCAGGCGACGATCACCGGCTCTCGAACCTGAGATCCCTGTGCGCCTGGCACCACAAGCAGAAGAGTAGCCGGGAAGGCGCTGCGGCCCAGGCCGCCAAGCGTCGCGCGATCCAGAAGAAGTTCCAGCGCGGCGAGCAGCATCCCGGTCTCCTCTGAAGAACCGCGCTCCAGGCCCTCCCCGCCTGTAGAGCGTGAGCGCGCTCCTCGTCCTCCTCTCCGAGTCGAGCGCGCCGGCCCCAGGACCGCTACCCCTGGGGCCCGAGACTTTGATCGCTACGGCGATCAGCGAGACGGGGGTAGCTCCCCCGCGCTGGCAGGTTCGCAACCGGTGCACGCGTCCCGGTTCGTGGGTTCGATCCCGCGCAGCGCACGTAGGCCCCGGAACAATCCCTGCGCTTGTCGCACATTGCCGTGAGTTCCTCGGTGCACCGAGACTCTGCGCTTTCGAGCGTGGGCACAGACGGCAGTGATGGTGGCAACACTGACGAAATCAACTCGCCCACCCGCGCTTACCGGGCCGCGCGTCGTAACGCCCGATGAACTTCAAGGAGGTGTGCCCTTGCCCTGTACTGGCTGTCCCGGCCCATGTGCCGGCTGTCCGCTCGCCGGCCTTCGGTGACCGGCTTTCAGTGGGCCTGGCTCGCATGGGGTGGCGCCTTCGTCGTGATCGAGGGAATCGCCCTCAAGCGCAAGGACAAGAACGACACCCTTTCCGAGCAGGTCTGGAAGATCTTCCACACCGCACAGGGCCAGGAGAAGACGAAGACCACGCAGGCGCGACGCGCCGTTCTGGTCATGTTCCTCGCCTGGCTCGTCGCCCACTTCGTATCGGGCGGCAAGGTCTGACCACTCCGGCGTAGGCCAGCAAGAAAGAAGGTCCCCATCTCGGCATGGCCGCGCCCGGCATTGCGCCCGGCGCGGCCCCTGCTGTCCGGGATCGCGATGAGAGGAGGTGAAGGTCATGGGAGCCCGTGGACCAGTTCCGAACCGCTCCGAAGACCTCGCCCGGCCTCGGTCGCGCAAGGGGGGCGACGAGCAGCCCGTCACCAAGGGCGAGATGAAGCCGACCAAGGTCCCCAACGCGGACAGCGGCTGGCACCCGATCGCCCGACGACTCTGGGATTCGCTCAAGACGTCCGGCCAGGCCGACTTCTACCAGAACTCGGACTGGGCGTTCGCGTACTCGCTGTGCGAGGACTTGTCGTACTACAAGAAGTCCGGCAAGCGGTCGGGGCAGATGCTCCAGACCATCTACTCCGCCTTCGAGCGACTCCTTGTCGCCGAGGGCGACCGGCGCCGTGTGCGCATCGAACTGACCGAGCCCGTACCCGAGCAGGACTCTGCCGCCGTAGTCGCCATCGCGGACTACAAGAAGGTGCTGGGGGTTGACTGATCGGGGGTGACGCATGGCTGCTACCGCGCCGCTCACCCTCGAAGAGATCGAGGCCCTGGAGCCCGAGTACCTCGGGCCCACCTGGCAGAAGGACGCCTTCGGCAGATGGAAGCTCCCCGAGTTCACGCTCGGGTGGCAGATCGCCGGCTGGTGCGCCGAGTACCTGGACGGCGAAGGCTCGACCGACGAGAAGCGCGTTCCGTGGAAGTTCACCACGGAGCAGCTCCGCTTCCTCCTGTGGTGGTACGCCATCGACAAGGACGGCGAGTTCATCTACCGGACCGGAGTCCTCCAGCGCCTGAAGGGCTGGGGCAAGGACCCGCTCCTGGCGGTGATCAGCCTCGTCGAGTTCGTCGGGCCGTCACGCTTCTCTCACTGGGACAAGGACGGCAACCCGGTCGCGAAGGCTCACCCGCAGGCGTGGGTGCAGATCACGGCCGTGAACCAGGAGCAGACCACCAACACGATGGGCTACCTGCCCATCCTGATGGGACCGAAGCTCATACAGACCTACGGCATCAAGGCCGGCGCCGAGCTCATCCGCGCCGACCGGGGCCGCAAGAAGCTCCAGGCCGTGACGAGCTCGTACCGGGCGATCGAGGGTAAGCGCACGACGTTCACCCTGCTCAACGAGACGCATCACTGGGTCGCCGGCAACGGCGGCCACAAGATGTTCGAGACCATCGACGGTAACTCCACCAAGATGGACTCCCGGTACCTGGCGATCACCAACGCCTACCTTCCCGGCGAGGACAGTGTGGCCGAGCGCACGCGCGAGGCGCACAACAAGGTGCTCGAAGGCCGCGCGATCGACGTGGGCACGCTCTACGACTCGATCGAGGCCCACCCCAAGACCCCGCTCACGCCCGAGGCGCTGCGGATCGTGCTCCCCAAGATCCGGGGCGACGCGATCTGGCTGAAGATCGAGACGATCATCAAGTCCGTCATGAACTTGACGATCTCGGCCTCGCGCTCCAGGCGCATGTACCTGAACCAGGTCGTGGCCGAGGAAGACGCGCTGTACGGGCCGGCCGAGTGGGACCCCCTCGCTGACGATGGCAAGGGCTTGAAGCCTGGCGACGAGATCGTTCTCGGGTTCGATGGAGGTAAGACCTCCGACAGCACAGCTTTGGTGGCTCTCCGCGTGCGCGACATGCACGCGGTGCTCCTGAACATCTGGGAGCACCCGGAGGGCGAGGCCGCGAAGGACTGGTCCGTGCCTCGGCACGAGGTCGACTCGGCCGTGCATGAGGCGTTCCGCCTCTTCGAGGTCCGGGCGTTCTTCGCTGACGTCGCCCTGTGGGAGTCGTACATCGCCGACTGGTCGGAGGCGTACGGCGACCAGCTCGGTGTCCGCTCGCCTTCCGGCAAGGACGCGATCGGCTGGGACATGCGTAGCTCGCAGAAGACGGTGACGCTCGCGCACGAGCGCCTGATGCGCTCCATCTTCGACGGGAAGCTCTCGCACGACGGAGACCTGACGCTGCGCCGGCATGTGCTCTCAGCTCGCCGACGCACGAACAACTACGGCCTGTCCTTCGGCAAGGAGTCGAAGGACTCCCCGCGCAAGATCGACGCCTACGCGGCGCTGATGCTCGCGCACGAGGCCCTGAACGAACTCCGAGCTCGCGGCAAGAAGGTCCGGAAGCGGACTGGTCGCGGCTACTTCATGTAGTGCAAGTGTGACACGAAAGGTGGTGAGGCATGGCCGACACCAGCCCAGCATCGCTGGCGAAGGAACTCCTCGCCATCCTCGATCGCGACGAAGAGCGCATCCAGCGCATCGACAACTACATCCACGGCAAGCACGACGACCCGTACATGCCGCCTCACGCGGACGACGAGTACCGGCTGCTCGCGAAGCGGGCAGTGTCCAACTGGATGCCGCTCCTGATCGGAACGCCGGCCCAGGCGCTGTACGTGGACGGCTTCCGTCCCGGCACCAGCGATACCGGCCTTCCGAACGCGTCGTCCTCGACGAGTCCGGCCTGGAACCACTGGCAGCGCTCGCGCATGGACGCGAGGCAGGCCGCGATCTACCGTGGGGCGCTCGGCTTCGGTCACTCCTTCGTCCTGACAGAGAAGACCAAGAAGGGCGTCATCTCGAAGGGCCTGTCCGCCAAGCGGACCGCAGCCCTGTACGAGGACCCCGCGAACGACGAGACCCCGTACGCCGCAATGACGGTGACGGCCTGGCCCCGAGGCGAGAACCTCGGCAAGGCCCGGCTGTTCGACGGAAAGCGCGAGTACGCGGTCACCTTCAAGTCGAAGACCGACCCCAAGTCGGTCAGAGTCGCGGCCGGCAAGCTGCACGGCGCGAGCGAGTGCCCGGTCACCCGGTTCGCCGCCCAGGTCGACCTCGAAGGCCGCACGATCGGTGTCGTCGAGCCGATGATCCCGCTCCAGGACCGCATCAACCAGACGATCTTCGATCTCCTCGTTGCGCAGACCTACACCTCGCACGAGGTGCGGTACGCAACCGGCATGGCTCCGCCCATGCAGATGGAGATGCTGGACGAGAACGGCGACGTCACCACCGACCCGAACCTCGCGGTCGACAGCCGGCAAAAGCTCGACGACGACGGCAACCCCGTCCCGGCGACCATCAACCACAACGCTCGCCGCTTCCTCTTCGCGGAGGACCCGGACGTGAAGTTCGGCTCGCTGCCCGCCGGCCCGATCACACCGCTGATCGAGTCCGTGGACATGAGCATCCGGCACCTCGCGGCAGTCAGCCAGACCCCGCCGCACCACCTGCTCGGCCAGATCGCCAACTTGAGCGCCGAGGCCCTCCTCGCCGCCGAGACGGCGCTGGCCCGCATGGTCGCGGAGTTCCGGTCCATCTTCGGCGAGTCCTGGGAGCGAGTCTTCCGGCTGTCCGCCGAGATGGAAGGCGAGAGCACTGGGACCGAGGACTTCCACGGCGAGGTCCAGTGGCGCGACATGGAGTCCCGCTCGCTGGCGCAGGCCGCTGACGCTCTCGGCAAGCTCGCCGACCAGCTCGGCATTCCGAAGCGCGGCCTCTGGAAGCGCGTGCCGGGCGTCACGCAGACCGAGTACGAGGACTGGGAGCAGATGGCCGAGGAGGACGACTCTGTCGGCCAGCTCGCGAACGCTCTCACTCGGGCCACGCCCGAAACGGCTACCCCCGATCGGGGGGTGCTTGCCGCGTGACGAGCCCAGCCCGACAGGCTGAGGCTGATCGCGCGGCGGTCGCGTTCCAGACGGCGCTCACCCAAATTGGGGCGGGCACCATCGCTGAAGCGCTCACGATGTGGGGGGACGTCCCGGCTACCGCTCGGGCGTCCACCTCCTCTTCCTGGTTGCGCCGGGCCATCACGATGGTGATGAGCCGGCGCCGCATGAGCCGAGACCTGGCTCGCGCGTACTACCGCCTGGCCCGCGCGCTGCGGACCGGGACGACGGTAGCCGATCCGTACCATCCCGAGCCCACGTACATCACTCTCGATGTGCTGCGCCGGGAGTTCGCAGAGCTGGCGGGGGAACCTGCTGAGCAGCCCCAGGAGGGCCGTTCAGAGCCCTCCGGCACCAGCACCCCAGAGACCCCGTCATCGGCCGCGAGCGGCGAGCCTGTGGAAGCCGATGACGACGATCCTGCCTCGACCGACCAGGAGTTGGAAGACGAGCTCGACCGCATCCGGGTCGAGGAGATCGAAGGTCTGCGGGAAGCGGAAGAGCGGATCGAACGGGAAGCGGAGCAGGAGCTACGCACCGTGCTGGAGGCCCTCGGGCCCAACAACCTCCAGGGGAAGGTCGACAAGATCGACGGCGGCAGGACCGCTGACGAGGTCGACAAGATCCGGGACGAGGTTCACCGGCAGGTAGGCGGGCAACAGGCCGCAGCCGCAGAGCGCGTCGCCATGAACGGCGGTCGCTCTACCGTCTGGAACCACGCAAGCCGTGACCGCCGAGCCATCGGCTACATCCGACTTTCGCGTACCGGCACCCCTTGCGGGTGGTGCGCGATGCTCATCTCTCGTGGTCCCGTCTACCGCAGCTCGGCCTCGGCCCAGTACGCGGACGGAGACAAGTACCACGACAACTGCCACTGCTACGCCGAGCCTGTGTTCTCGCGCGAGCAGTACAACAGCTCGTCCCTGTACGAGCTGAACCGCCGGTACGAGGAGCTGTGGCCCACGGTCACGAGCGGCCTGTCCGGCAAGGCGGCAGTCGCCGCCTGGAGGCGGTTCATCCGCCAAGAGCAGAAGGCCGCAGCCCAGGAGGCTCGGCGACAAACCCCGAACGTCCAGGAGGCGTAGCAGTGTCTGAGCAGGAAACCCCCAGCACCGAAGAGACCACGGAAGAGACCGTCGAGACGCCCCTGGAGGGCACTGCGCCTGAAGGCGGCGAGACGGGGTCGACCGAGGAGAAGCCCAGCGAGGAAAGCGTGCCGGCCGAGGTGCTTCGCAAGAAGCTGACCGACGCCAACGCCGAGGCGGCCAACTACCGCACGAAGCTCCGCGAGACCGAGGCCAAGCTCAGCTCGGCCAAGACCGTGGAGGAGTTCGAGGCGGCGGTCAACGAGCTCAGGGCGCAGAACGAGGCGCTGGAGCGGACGATCCTGCTCAACACCGTGGCTGCGAAGTACGAGCTGCCGGCCCCCCTCGCGAAGCGCCTGACCGGCGCCACTGCGGAGGAGCTGGAGGCTGACGCGAAGGAGCTCCAGAAGCTCGTCGCGCCCCCGCAGCCGGAGTCCCTGTCCGGGGGTCTCGACCCCGAGGACGACGAGGACTTCGACCCGGTCAAGGCGGTCCAGTCGGCCCGCCGTAACCGGTACTGACCGACCCATCACTCCTGGCCGCGTGTGCAAGTGGCGCACGTCGAGCCTCCCTCCCCTACTGAAGGAGTAACAACCAGTGGCTCACACTCCCATCAAGCCGGAGAAGATCGCCGCGACTGCGGCCGTCGCTCTGGAGCAGTCGCTCGTCGTTCCCGCGCTCTTCCAGCGCGAGGGCATCGACGCCTACAAGGGCGCGAAGAACGACACCATCAACGTCAAGGTCGAAGGCGTCCTGCCGTTCCGGATCTACGAGTGGCGTTCCGGCGAGCCCGGCTCGTCCACCCCCGGCGTCCGTCAGGCGATCCAGTTCGACGAGTACACCGAGCGCACCGTCGCGGTGAAGTTCGGCGGCAACATCTACTCGGCCGTCAAGCTGACCGACGAGCAGGCGGAGTTCGACCTCCCCGGCTGGGCCAAGCTCATGTCCAAGCAGACCGAGGCCATCGGTCGCGGCCTGGAGCACGAGGCCGTTCAGCACCTCCTGAACCAGGACTACGCCGTCACCCTCGGCGGTGACGTCGCTGCGCGCGGCGGCCAGGGCGACCTCCGCAAGACCCTGATCCGTGCCCGTGAGGTGCTCAACCGCTTCATGGTCCCGAAGGAGGGTCGGGTCCTCGTGGTCGGCACCGGCTGGGAGACCGCTCTCCTGTCGGACGAGAAGCTGAACTTCGCCGGCAACGTCGGCGAGCAGGAGGCGGTCTCCGCTCTCCGCGAGGCCACCATCGGCCGGCGCTTCGGCTTCGACATCGTGGTCTCCCAGGAGGTCCCGAGCGACGCCGCGTTCGCCATGCACCGCTCCGCGTTCATCTTCGCGACCGGCGCCCCGAGCGTCCCGCAGTCCATCAAGGCCGGCGGCACCTCGTCCTACAACGGCGTCGCGCTGCGCTGGCTCCAGGACTACGACGCCGACCACCTGACCGACCGGTCCGTGGTCAACACCTACAAGGGCTTCCGCTCCGTCGAGGACATCCTTCACGGCACCGACCCGGAGGGTCAGTCCTTCATCTCCGCGAACGAGCACTTCGTCCGCGCGATCCGGCTCGACCTGGACGCGACGACCGACGTGCTGCCCGACGCGGACGGCCCGGACGCCAAGCAGAAGGAGCTGTTCGACATCACTGGTGTCGGCGCCCCGATCGCCTGATCGGCCTGACTGGGCGAGGGCGGGGTGTGCAAGTGACGCACGCCCCGCCCCTCCCCGTGAGCGAAGGAGAACATCTTGGCGGACTTCGCCACACTCGAAGAGCTGAAGGCCCGCCTGGACTGGACGCTCGACGCTGACGAGGAGCGCATCGCTACCTCGGCCCTCGAAGATGCATCAGACCTCGCTCGCGCCCACGCAGGGCGCGACTGGGACCCCGTAGCTACCGCCCCTCGCCTCGTACGGACGATGGTCCTGAAGGCGTGCAAGCGGTACATGAACAACCCCTCCGGCTACACGCAGTCCCGCGCAGGCGACGAGACGCTGGCCTGGAACGACGACTCCGGCCAGGACGCCGGGACCGTCTACTTCACCAAGGACGAGCGGGAGATGCTCGCCAACCTCGGCGGGCGCAGGTCCGGCCTGGTCTCCGTGGGCGTGACCGCCTGGAACTCCAACATCGCGCGCTACCGCAACCGGCAGAGCTGGCGCAGTGGCAATGACCTGCCGGCCGGCTTCGTCCCGGCGGACGGCAAGAACGTCCCGTTCTTCGGTGACGAGGTGGAGCCCTGGTGAGTATGCAACGCAGGCGCGGCCTGAAGGCGAGGGTCTGGAAGACCAAGCAGGTCATCGACAACCGAGGCAATGAGGTTGCCGTCGCCGACGCGGACGGACCCTACGAGGTCACATGCGCACTGATCCCCCAGCGCTCGGCACGAGCTGAAGTCCCCGGCCAACAGCAGATCAACATCACCCGCATGATCGTGGACGCCCACATCGAGGGCGTCACCCTCTGGTCTCGGGTCGAAGTGCTCGGCTCCGTCTGGGACATCGTGACGCCGCCGGCCTACCACCACGGCGAACGTCGCACGCGGCACTGGTCGATCGACATCCGCGAGAGGCCGAGCTGATGGCCTACATCTACAAGGGCCTCGACGGCAAGAAGATGTCCGAGGTCATCGCCTCCCTCGACGAGGTGCAGGGCGAGATCTGGGAGCGCACCTTCGAGATCGCGGCCCGAGCCGAGGCCCTCCTGGTACAGCACCGCGCCGAGGGCGTCGCGCAGATCGACATGGCCAAGGGCGACATCGACGCCTACGTGGTCCTCGAAGACAAGAACCGGACCAACACCGGCTCGAAGAAGACCAGCGCCAACTCCGCCGCCTCGATCGAGTTCGGCCGCTCTGCCTACGACGTCGAGGTTGTCGACAGCTCGGGCCAGGTCGTCAACGAGTACGAGGTCGGAGAGATGGAGGGCCTCTTCATCCTCACCGAGGCATCCCACCTTCCGAAGAAGCGCCGCGCGGTGCGGACCCCCAAGACGGTCCGGATCAAGCAGAAGAAGCGGAAGAAGAGCGGGGGTGACGGCTGATGGCCGGCCTCCCGGCAGAGATCAAGGCCCTGGCCGAACTCTCGCCCGTCGAAGACCTGATGCTCGCAGTGCTCCGCAAGGGACTGCCCGGCATCGAGGTCCGCTCGCTGATCGCGAAGGACCAGAAGTTCCCGCTCGTGCTCGCGCGCCGCGACCCGTCCTTCGGGAACTGGGGCGGCGACACCCGATTCCTCGACGCGGCCCGCGTGGCGGTCCACGCCTTCTGTGCGGACCCGGACGGAGATGAGGACGCGGCGATCCTCTCCGAGGCCGTGCGCGTCGTCATGCGCGACGCCTGGCTGAACCAGACGGTCTACCCCGGACTCGGCCACATCACCCGAGTCGATCTCGCCTCCGCTCCACGTCGAGTCACGGACTGGGCCACCTCTACCGGCCCCGTCCAGTACGCGGACCTTCCGACCGGTGTCTGGCGCTACGAGGCGACCTACGACATCGAGATCCGCAAGCCCCGCACTCGCCCATACCCCACCCCGTAAGGAGAACCCTTCGTGGCACTGAACGACGCCGCCACCCTCGTCATCGGTTCCGGTAACTACCTGACCGCCCCGGTCGGGACCGACATCCCCACCGACCTGCTCGTCCCCGTCTCCCCGTGGGAAGCCGTGGGCCACACCAGCCTGGAGGACATCTTCTCGATCACCTCCGAGGGTGGAGAGGCCACCACCATCGGCTCCCTCCAGAACAAGTCGCTGCGCACCAAGTACAGCGCGCGTACCGAGACGATGGCCTTCACGCTCCAGCAGTTCGACGTCAAGGGCCTGAAGCTCTACTACGGCTCGAACGCCCCGATCCTGCCCGATGGCAGCGTCGGCGTCCCGACCGACCCGGTCCCGACCACGGCCGCGTTCCTCGCGGTGTTCGTGGACGGCGAGAACGTGTTCGCGTTCTACGCCCCGAAGGCCGAGATCTACCGTGGCGACGACGTGTCCTTCGGTGACACGGAGAGCCTGGCCGGCCTGCCCCTGGGCGTGAAGCCGATGGCCTACGGCGCGAACGCCTGGACGTACGCGATCACCCCGCTGGGCACCGTCGCCTCGACCGGCGCCACCGCCGGCACTCCGGGCTCCTTCACCCCGGCCGGCTCGACCGCCCCCTACGACCTGGTCGACCTCGACCTCGTCACCGCCGAGCCGAAGACTGCCTGGACCACCGGCCAGTACGTCGTGCTCGGCGACGGCTCGAACGCCTACTGGGACGGCGCCGACTGGGCCACCGGCATCGCTGCCTGATCCTGAACTCCCCGGCTGTGCAAGTGTGACGCGGACCTCCTTGTGCAGCCGGGGCCACTCCGGTGGCCCCTTCCTGATGGTCCGCACCGCATTCCCTACAACTTGGAGGTCCGCAACCCCATGGCCAGTTACTCCCTCGACGACATCCGCGCCGCAGCCGACGCGAAGTACAGCTCGACCGACATCACGGTCGACGAGAAGACCACCGCCCGCCTGCTCAACCCGCTCCGCCTGTCGAAGGAGAAGCGCGAGGAGCTCCAGGGCATCCAGGACCGGATGGACAGCGAGGGCGTGGACCAGGAGGCGCTCCTGGCCGAGGCCATCATGATCGTCGTCGACCACCCCGTGAAGGGGAAGGCCCTCCTGAAGGCCGTGGCCGGCGACCTCGCGGTCCTGGCGCAGATCTTCAACACCTACATCGAGGGCGCGCAGGTGGGGGAAGCCTCAGCCTCTGCCGCCTGATCGACGACTTCGGGGAGGGGCTGTACGCCGACCTCCGCTTCCACTACGGCATCGACCTCGTGGACGTGATCGAGGGGCGAGGCCCCTCCCCGCTGTTCGTCCTCGCGCTGGTGCGGAGGCTGCCTGACACCTCCCTGACCGTCGCCCTCGCGTCGGGCGGTCGGGAGCACTTCGGATGGGGTATCGACCGTCACCTCTCGGCCGACCTCTACGACGCGATCAACCAGAACACCCGGTCGACCGGCCAGTGGGCCAAGGGCAAGGCGCCCAAGATCCCGGCGTGGCCGCGCCCGAAGGCGCTGAAGAAGCCCACCAAGTCCAGCGGCCCCAAGACGGCCGGCAAGAAGGTCTCCGTCGCGGAGATCTACAAGCGGTTCACAGCCCGGAGGTAGCCCATGCCCCAGGGTCAGGTAATCGGTCGCGTCAGCGTCCGCGTGCTACCCGACACTGACGAGTTCCGAAGCAAGGCGAGCAAGCAGCTCACCAAGATCGAGAAGCAGCTCAAGATCGAAGTGCAGGTCATGCCCAACATGGCCGGCTTCGAGCGCGAGATGCTCGGCGAGATCGGCAAGATCAGCGCCCGCAACCGCCAGTCGGATGCGCGCAAGGTGAAGATCTACACCCGCATCGACACAAGCACCATGAACGGCGAGCTGGCGCGGGCGATCCGCGCCTACACCGACCGGGCCAAGAACGGCCAGAAGGTCAAGCTCCAGTCCACCTTGGATGCCGGCGCGGTCGATGTGGAGATCTCGGCCCACTCGCTTCGGAAGATGACCGACCAGCTCAAGGACTGGCGGGACGACAACTCCCCGCTCACGATCAAGATCGAGCCGGACGTCTCGGCCCTGAGCTCCGCCGCAACGAGCGCGCGCCTCGGCATCCTCACTCGCCCGCGCACGGTCTCGATCATCCCGAAGCTGAACGAGGCAGCTGTCGCCAAGGTGGCAACCGCGCTTGCCGCCCTCTCGGGCATCCGCGTGCTGAACAACCTCTTCGAGAAGTTCAGCAACATCCTGAAGAACCTCGACAAGAGCGTGCCGATCATCGGCTCCCTGGCGGCAGCAATGGCCGGCCTGGCTGCGATGGCTCTCACCTCGGCGAGCAACCTCTTCGCGCTGTCCGCGTCGCTCGCGCAGATCGGGGCCTTGGCCCTGACCATGCCCGGCCTGCTCGGCGGCTTCGCGGTCGGCATCGGCGTCACCGTCGCGGCCCTGCGGGACTTCAACAAGGAAGTCCCCGAGGTCAAAGCCGCCCTCGCCGACATGCAGAACTCGATCAGCTCGAACTTCTGGGCCGAGGCCCGCGAGCCGATCCGTGAGTTGGTCGACGACCTCCTCCCCCGCTTCGCGAAGGGCTTCGACTCGTCGTCCACGGCGATCGGGAAGTTCTTCGGCTCGTTCGCCACCGACCTGACGGCCGCGCTCGACCCCTCGCTGGTCGACAAGATGTTCGGCTACCTCAACGAGTCGATCACCACCGCGACCGGCGGCACCAAGGTCTTCTCCTCGATCATCGCCCAGCTCGGCGAGGTCGGTGCCTCCTACCTGCCGAACCTGGCCGGCTGGTTCGTCGACATCTCCAAGCAGTTCGACGTCTGGCTCCAGAAGAAGGGGCAGATCGGACTCCAGGAAGAGATCGACGCGGGCATCACCTCGCTGAAGGATCTCGGCGGAGTCCTGTACGAGACGGGCGGCATCCTCGCCGGCCTCTCTCGTGCAGCCACCGAGGCTGGCGGCTCCACCCTGGGAATGCTCCGCGACTCCCTCGCGAGCGTCCATGACGTCGTCGACTCGGACGGCTTCCAGAAGGGCATGGTCGACGTCTTCACCGCCGCCCACACGGCGATGAGCAACCTGGCCAACGGCGCCGGCCCGGCCGTGAAGAACCTCTTCATTGAGCTCGGCTCGCTCCTGACGACCATCCTCCCGCAGGCTGGCTCGATCCTCGGCGTAGCCATGGGGGCCATCGCTGACGCGCTGTCGCAGACGGCCGTCACGGACGGCGTCAAGTCCATGTTCACCGCGCTCTTCCAGGCCGTGCAGCTCCTCGCTCCCGCGATGGCTCCGCTCGGCCAGGCGCTCGGCGCGCTGATGCAGGTCGTCGCCGCGATGCTCCCGGTATTCGCCGGCCTTGTCACCGCCGCGATCATCCCGCTGGCGAACGCCTTCACCACCCTGGCCCCGATGGTCATCCCGATCGTCGAGCTCCTGGGCGGTGCGCTGACGTCCGCCTTCCAGATGCTCACTCCGGTGATCAACCAGCTCGTACCGGTCGTCGGCGAGATGCTGGGCGCAGCCTTCGGGCTGCTCGCGGCGATCCTCCCTCCGATCGCTCAGCTCTTCCAGATGATCGTCGCTGCGGTCGCCCCGCTCGTCGAGCAGCTCATCGGCGCCCTGGCCCCGATCCTGCCGATCCTCGGTGAGGCCCTGGCGCAGATCTTCACCGCGCTCCAGCCGATCGTTCAGATCGCACTCCAGATCCTCTCGGCGGTCCTCGGTCCCCTGATCGAGATCCTGTCCACGGTCATCGCTGCCGTCCTGCCTCCGCTGTCCGACGCGATCAGTCGCGTCGTCGAGGCCCTCCAGCCCTTCCTCCAGGCGCTCCTCGCGGTCGTCGACTTCATCATGCCGATCCTGGTCCCGATCATTCAGTTCCTGGTCGAGATCCTGGCCGGCGCGCTGGTTGCCGCGATCAACGGTGTGGGCCTGGTCCTCGAAGGACTGAAGGAACTCTTCGTCGGCATCTGGGACTACATCGTCGGCTACTTCAAGATGATCTGGGGCATCTTCGAGGGCCTGTGGAGCAACGACTGGAGCACCTTCCAGGAAGGCTTCGACCAGCTCTGGGAGGGCATCAAGGGCATCTTCAAGGGTGTCCTGGACATCATCGTCGGCCTGCTCGCGGTCTTCCTGAACGTCGGAATCCTCGGCGCGGCCGGCAAGGCGTTCACCGCGATCAAGGCCCTGTTCACCACGGCCTGGGCTGCGATCAAGGGCATCTTCACCGGAGCCTTCGCGGCGATCCGTGGCTACATCGGGATCTTCTTCACTGGAGCCCGAGGTCTCGTCTCTGACGGGCTGGCCGCGATCGGTCGCTTCTTCTCCTCCGCCTGGACGTCGATCAAGTCGACGGCCGTTACCGGCTTCCAGGCTCTCGTTCGAGTTGTGGGCGAGTGGCTCGGCAAGGCCGTAGCCAAGGTCAAGGAGCTGCCTGGCAAGGCGAAGGCCGCGCTCGGCTCCCTCGGCTCCACGCTGAAGGACGCGGGCATGAAGCTCATCCGGGGCTTCATCGACGGCATCACCTCGATGTTCGGGTCGGTCAAGGACAAGCTCGGCGACCTGACGAGCAAGCTCACCGACTGGAAGGGCCCGGAGCCCCTGGACCGCGTGCTCCTGGAGGACGCCGGAAAGCTCGTCATCAACGGGTTCATCAACGGCCTGGAGTCCCGGTACGACGCAGTGCGCAAGTCCCTCCGGGGGCTGACGGACGACGTCGCCGGCACCGAGTTCGACGCGCTCAGCGTCGGCCAGATCAGCGCGTCCGGCAGCCTCGCGGCGGCCGTGAACGGCGCACTCGCCGGCTCGGAAGGAGGCGGCACCACGAAGGTCCTCAACTACTACGCGGCGCCTGGCTCCTCCCTCGGGTCTGAAGAGGATCTGTTCGCCGCTGGCAACCGAGCAAGGTTTGGATGGTGATGATCAGTGCCCAAGCTCCTGCTCGCCAGTGAGACGGACACGCTCAACCTCAACGAGATCATGGACAAGGGTCTGGGCTACCAGGCCAAGGCGGGGGTGACGGGCTTCGGCCTGCCCCCCGTCTCCGTCCAGTGGCTCGAAGGCGCTGGAGACGGCGCCGTCTTCCGGAGGCGTCGAGTCCTCACGCGGGACATCGACATACCTCTGGAGATCCTGGCTCGGGATCGTAGACACCTTCAGGATCTCACTGACCGGCTGGCCCTCGCGCTGGCCGGTCGGTGCACCCTGACCCTGCTCGACGACGACGGCACCAGGTGGACCACCGAGGTCTACCGCGTCGGCGGAGGCGAGTACGCCTACGGCTCCGATACCACGGGTGAGCGCGAGTTCCAGACCGTCATCACCTTCCGCTCGCCGGACCCGTACTGGACCTCCTCGGAGGCGCAGATCAGGTACATCGGCGGAGACACCTCGACCGGCAGCTTCCTCTCCTCGCTCGCCTCGGTGCCCGTTGCGGCCTCGCAGGCGATCGGCGAGATCCAGCTCGACAACCGAGGCACCGCAGACGCCTACCCCACATGGGAGATCGTCGGGCCGGGGACCAACTTCCTGGCCGTCTCTCCCTCCGGCGAGAGGCTCGCCTGGGGCGGCAGACTCCTCACGAACCAACGCCTGATCATCGACACCCGCAAGGGCACGGTCGTGGACCAGGACGGCGCCAACCGCTACGCCGAGCTCGAAGAGGCTCCGCGCTTCTGGACCGTCAAGCCTGGTCTGTCCACCGCGACCGCTCAGCTCGAAGAGATCGGGACCGCCTCGAAGATCACGTGCTCCTGGCAGCCACGGAAGTGGATGGTGATCTGAGTGCGTCTTGAGGACATCACGGTCGAGGTTCGCGACAGGTCACTGACTCGTCGCGGCCTCGTCCGGCCCGAGGAGCTCCAGCTTGAGCTCACCGACAACTTCAACAACGTGGGCGAGTGGAAGCTGACACTCGCTGCGGAGAACCCCCTCGCGGGCATCCTGCGTACGCCGGGAGCTGGCGTCATCATCACCGGCCCGACCGACATCCTCATGTCCGGGCCGATGGTGAAGGCGGAGTTCGCTGCCACACAGGAGGACCCCGGAGGGAGCATCACCTTCGAGGGCGTGTCCGACACCGTCTGTCTCGCGGACGCCCTCGCCTTCCCTGACCCGACGAACCCCAACGGGGCCAGCCAGACGAAGGCACACGATGTCAGACAGGGTCCTGCGGAGGACGTCATGCACTCCTTCGTCATGGCGAACATCGGTCCGACAGCGCCAGTCGAGCGGCGCAAGGCGCACCTCGCGACGAGCATCAGCTCGGGGCGCGGGCCGGCCGTCATCAAGTCCGCGCGCTTCCCTGTGCTGGGCAATCTCCTCGCCGAACTGGCCCTGTTGGGCAAGCTCGGTTTCCGTGTCGTGCAGCGTGGATCGAGCCTGGTCTTCGAGACCTTCGAGATCACCGACCGCACCGCGCTGATCCGTCTCGACGTGGAGAACGGCTCGCTTGCAGGACAGCGTGTGGCGATCTCGCCTCCCGGTGTCACACGCGCTGTCGTCGCAGGTCAGGGCGAGTTGGTGAAGCGTCAGTTCCTTCAGGTGCAGACGGCGGAGTCCATCGCCGCAGAGGCCGACTGGGGCCGTCGCATCGAGCAGTTCATCGACCAGCGACAGACCGACAAGTGGGAAGAGCTCCAGCAGGCCGGCGACGAGGCGATGGAGGACTCCGGCTTCACGGCCGTCAACGTCCAGGTCGTCCCGATGGAGGACGGAGCCATGCGCTTCGGCCTCGACTGGGGCCTGGGTGACAAGGTCTCCGTCGTCGTCGAGGGCCAGGAGCTCACGTCCAACGCCACCGGCATGGTGATGAAGATCGACGCGGACGGCTTCCGTGTCGGCGTCTTGCTGGGTGACCCCACCGGCTTCAACTCCGGCGCCGCGATGGCGAAGCGTGTGACAAACACCGAGGCGCGTGTCTCGCAACTGGAACGAATGACAGACGCGGGCGCCGCAGCGCTCAATCAAATGATGTCGATCATGGGAGTGTGGTGAACAGATGGCCACTGCGCCGAAGAACTTCTGGCGGGGCGAGCTCCCCGACCTGGACACGATCGTCTACACCGCGCCACCCAACGGGCAGGCGATCATCACCGACGTTGTCGCCACGAACGTGAGCGCTTCAAGTGCGCTCATCGCGATCAAGATCAACGGAGTCCCGTTGCTCGCGAACGTCGGCATCCATCCGAACGGCGTCTTCACTCTGCGGATCTCGCAGGTGCTCGAACCCAACGACACGATCAGCATTCAGGGCAACGCGGCCACGGCCTACGCCCACATCAGCGGAGTGGAGGTCGCGTAAGTGCCCACAACTTGGTACCCCTACGACAACGGCACGGTCGGACCGACCGGCCCAGAAGGACCGCAGGGCCCGCCCGGCTCGGCCGGCACGCCCGGCGTCGTCCAGTCCGTCAACGGTCAGAGCGCGCAGGACGTCGTCCTCGGCGCGGCCGACGTGGGCGCCCTGCCGTCCAACGCCAACGCCAAGCTCAGTGCGATGCAGTTCGACATCGACCAGCCGGCCGGGAGCTACCGGTACATCAGCTTCAGCTCCTCCGGAAGCAACCGATGGGCCATGCAGGTTGACGACGCCGCCGAGGCCGGCGCAGGCGCGGGCTCCGACTTCCGCCTCGCCGCCCGCAACGACGACGGGACGTTCAACAAGACCGTCGTCCATGCGAAGCGATCGGACGGCACGATCTCCTTCGGCACGACCACGCACCACGGCGCCGCTCAGGTGACGTCATTCGGGGCGGTCGGCCTGCGGGACATCGGCGCCGACCCGGCGACCGCCTCGGGTGGAACCTACGTCTACTCCAAGTCCGGCCGGCTGTACGTGAAGCAGGCTGACGGCACGAGCTTCGCGCTCTCGCAGGTGTCCTACCCGGTCACTTCGGTGAACGGTGAGACCGGCAACGTCACGCTCGGCGCGGACGATGTCGGCGCCCTGTCGTCCGTCTCGGGCGGCACGGCTGGCGGCACGGTGCGTGTGACCGGCGCGGCCGGCACGTACCGCACCTTCGGGCTGGGTACGGGCCCGACCGGCAGCTCGTCGGACCGCTGGTACTTCCAGGCCGACAACGCTGCGGAGGCAGGGAGCGCGGCCGGCTCGGACCTGGTCATCACCGGACGCAGCGACACGGGCACCTTCCAGTCCCACGCCATGCACGCCAAGCGCAGTACGGGCCAGACCTCCTTCGGGACGACCGCCCCGCTCGGCGAGGCTCAGACAACTGTCGCCGGAGCCCTCGCGGCCCGCGACAGGGCCACTGACCCGGCGACCGCCTCGGGCGGTATCCAGCTCTACTCGAAGGCGGGCCTGCCCTACATCAAGCAGGGTGACGGCACGGTTTTCCAGGTAGGCGCGGGTGGCGGCACGGGAGGCGGGGCGGTCGACTCCGTCAACGGCAAGACCGGCATCGTCACGCTGGCCGCCTCGGACGTCAACGCCCTCCCGATCGAGGGCGGAACCCTGACCGGACCGCTGAACGTCCAGCCGGCATCCGGCAACACCTTCACCGCGTACGGCAGTAACGACCCGGCCACCTACTTCCGAGTCACGGCCGATGGTCACGCGTACAGCAACAGCCTCCGCTCGACGTTCTACAACTTGGGCGTCGGCGACACGACCGCCGACTTCGGGGGCGGCAAGTTCGCCCTGGCCTTCAAGAACGCCAGCACCCTGCCGACGACCAACCCGGTCAACGGCATCGTCGCCTACTCCGAGGCCGGCAAGCTGAAGGTCCGGCAGTCGGACGGCACGATCGTCACCGTCGCCAATGCTCCGGTCGCCTCGGTGAACGGCCTGACCGGCGCCGTGAACCTGACGATCGAAGACCTCGAAGGCGTCTCCGTCTCCAACGTCGGCCAGGCCGGCGGCGTGGCTACGCTCGACTCCCTCAAGAAGGTCCCGGTCGCACAGCTCCCTGACGTCGCGGTGCCGGGCGAGTTCAGCCCGACCGACCTCGGCCTGAAGGGCTGGGCGTTCGATCCGGTCCTGACTCAGTCCACCCCGACCTACTCGGGCACGACGACCCGCTTCGCTGCGGTCAAGCTGGCCGCTCCGGCGACGATCTCGAAGATCGTGTGGCACTTCGGAGGCTACGCGGGCGGGCTGATCTCCGGCTCCTGGGCCGCGATCTACAACACCGCACGTACGCGCGTCGGCACGGCTACCACCATCGAATCCGGCAACGAGCCGGAGGAGCAGCACGGCGAGGGCGGCATGGCCTCGTCCGCCGCACTCGACAGCACGGTGACGCTCCCGGCCGGCATCTACTACGTGGCCTGGCGCTTCAACTACAACACCACCACGGGCGACGGTCCGATGCTGCTCGGGCTGGAGAACTCCTTCGGAGGCCCGGCCAATCAGTTCGGTCTCGGCGGGGTGTGGCGCTTCGGCACCATCACCGGCACGAACACCGCCGCCCCGGCCACCTTCCCGACCACTCCCGGCACCGGAGGCAACCGCTTCTGGGTCGCTCTCGCGTAAGGGGTGTGCAAGTGGGACTACTGTCCGCAGACCACATGCCGCGAGGCGTGGTCGCCCTGACAACCGACCTCGACGGCAGCGCGTATGCCGGCGACGCCGAGACCATCGTGTACCAACTCCAGTTCCGGGCCGCCCCGAAGCGCATCTACAAGGTGACGCTTCGGGTCGGCCGGGCTGACGGTACCGAGGTCGGCGACACTACCGCGCGAGGCGCCAAGAACAGCGTGGTCAGCCGATGCCGATGGGCTTCGGGCGCCACCGTGACGACATCCAACCCGCACCTCGGCGACTACCGGGTGCCGGTCTTCGCCAACGACTCCAGCACCTCGATGGGCGTGCACTCGTCCTGGTACCTGCTCGATCCGCCCGCCGGGACTACGACCGTGGGCATCAGCATCTACGCCGGCCGCGCGGCAGCCACCTACGGCCAGGTCCGCATCATCGCGGACGGCAACGCGATCTTGGTGATCGAGGACGTCGGCCCGTACTCCGAGTAACGACTTCTCTCCCGAAGGAGGACCCCCCGCGTGTCCCTCAGTTCCTACCCCTTTGACGGTCAGGCCGTCTCGGAGGGCCAGTACAGCTACCTCTTCCGCGAGCTGGCCTCGCACTCCGGCATCGCCGACTCGGTCAACGGCACCAGCTTCAATACCTACGGCGACAGCTCCGGTATGCGAGTCAAGGTCAACCCCGGCTTCGCAGTCGTGCGCGGCCACGCCGTCCAGTCGACGGCGACCGAGACTGTCACCATCGCAGCGGCCAGCGCCGCACAGCGCTACGACCGAGTCGTCCTTCGCCTCGACCCGACCGCGAACTCCATCACCCTCGCCGTCGTCCAGGGCACCTCGGGCGGCGGGCTCCCCGCCCTCACGCAGACCGACACGGGGATCTACGAGTTCCCGCTCGCGACCGTCCTCATCCCGGTCGGCGCCTCGACGATCACGGCCGGCAACGTCACAGGAGAGCGCCGCTTCCTCGGCAACACGGTGGGTGGCTGGACCACCGCGACTCGCCCCGAGAACGCGCGCATCGGCCGGCTCGGGCTGAACACGTCGACCAACCAGTTCGAGTTCTGGAACGGGACGCAGTGGCGAGACCTCGCCCCGACCATCACCTGGTCCACGATTGAAGGCGCCCCGGCCAGCTTCCCTCCGGCCGAGCACTCGCACGCCTGGAACGACATCACCTCGAAGCCGTCCTCCTTTGCGCCGAGCGCCCACTCGCACGCCTGGGACGACATCACGTCGAAGCCCAGCACGTTCGCGCCGTCGACCCACTCGCACTCCTGGTCCTCGATCACTTCCAGGCCCTCGACGTTCACGCCCAGCTCGCACTCGCACTCCGAGTACCTCACCTCGGGCGAGACGATCTCCTGGGCCAACGGCTCGAAGAAGCCCCACGCCAACTCGGCCTCCGGCTCGGGCACCTGGTACTCGGTGTGGGTCGAAGGTAACGGCACCTTCTGCCGGAACACCTCCTCGATCAAGTTCAAGGAGAACGTCCGGGACTACACGGTGAACGAGGGCGCGGTCCTCTCCCTGCGCCCGGTCATCTACGACCGCAAGGACCAGCTCGACGACGAGACGGGCAAGGTCAAGGTCGGCCGCAAGGACGAGGTCGGCTTCATCGCCGAAGAGGTCGAGGCCGCCGGTCTCGACTGGATGGTCAACTACCTCGACGGTGAGGTGGACGGCCTTCGCTACGACCTCTTGGGCGTGGCACTCGTCCCGGTGGTTCAGCGCCAGGACAGGCAGATCAAGGCGCTGGAAGCGCGCCTGGAGGCCCTCGAAGCACGTATGGCGGGGTGACCCCCACCATGGACCCCAATGTGCAAGTTGCACTCGTCACAGCAGGAGGCACCGTCGCCGTGACGCTCATCGGCACCCTCGTGGAACTCCTGCGCAGGCAGAACAACGCGATCAACGAAGTGCGCGAGAACGCGCAAGAGGCGCGCGACCAGGTCGCGAACACGCACTCCACGAACCTGCGAGACGACCTCGATCGCGTGATCGACGGACTCGAAGCAGTGCTCGCCGGCCAGGCCCGCCACGACGAGGCCCTGCGCCAGCACGGCCGCGAAATCGGCGGCCTGCGTACCGACCTGGCCCACGAGCGCGCCGAGCGCCTGGCCGTGGCCGAGCGCCTCGACGGACACATCGCCGTGACCGTCGCCACGAACAACTCCTGACCCACTCCCCCGAAGGCCCCGTCTCACCCGAGGCGGGGCCTTCGCCTTGCCCAAGGAGGCTCATCCCTTGTCCGTCTCGATCATCTCTCGCTCCACCTGGGGCGCTCGCGCATGGAACGGCACCCCGGACTACGTGGCGCTCTCGCAGCGCACCGAGTTCTTCATCCACTACGACGGTGCGAACCACATCACCGCGACCGGCAACTCCGTGCCGCAGGCCATCGACCGCCAGCACCAGGCGCAGGGATGGGCCGGCATCGGCTACAACTTCGTCGTCGACCAGGCCGGCAACATCTACGAGGGCCGTGGCTGGACCGGCCAGGGCGCACACTGCCCCGGCCACAACGTCTCCGGCCTCGGTGTCCAGATCGCCATCGGTGGCGACCAGGAGCCGAGCGCGAAGGCGCTGTCCGCCGCGCGTGCGCTGTATGACGAGGCGTGCCGCAAGACCGGCCGCACCCTGGCCAAGAAGGGCCACAAGGACGGCTTCGCGACCCTCTGCCCCGGCGGCAAACTGTACGCGTGGGTTCAGGCCGGGATGCCGGCTGACGGCTACGAGCCTTCGACCGGCGGCTCCAGCTCGGGCGGCTCGGCCTGGGACGGCAAGTCCTTCCCCGGCGCGAGCGCGTTCGTCCTGGGCAAGTCTCACCCGGCCGTCACTGTCCTCGGAGAGCGCCTGGTTGTCCATGGTCACGGCAGCTTCTACAAGGTGGGCCCCGGCCCGACCTTCGGGCAGGCCGACAAGGACGCCACGCAGGCGTTCCAGAAGGCGCAGGGCTGGACCGGCTCGGACGCGGACGGATACCCCGGCGCCGAGACCTGGAAGCGCCTGATGGCTGCGCCCAAGTCGACGGCTTCGGCGTCCACCATCGTTGCGCTGAGCAACGCGGTGAAGCCGGGTGCCCGGCACTCCCAGGTGAAGGAGCTCCAGAAGCTCCTCGTGAAGGCCGGCTACGGCCCGATCCCTGGCGCGTACACCACGCTGTACGGCGCCGAGACTCAGAAGGCGGTCGCCCGGTTCCACAACAGGAACCCGAAGCTCCGCTCGGCCGGGAAGTCCTACGACCCCGCGATCGGGAAGCAGGGCTTCGCCGAACTCCAGAGGGAGGCCGGCCGGAAGTGAGCAAGCACCGCAGGGTGAGCGCGAAGGGCAGGGCCGTGATCACGCGGTACCTGCCCACCAAGTACAAGAGCAAGGCCGGGCTGATTGCGTCCCTCGCGGGCGTGGCCCTTTCCGTCGCGGTCCTGTTCACCACGGATCACCCGCAGATCGCGGTCGCCATCCAGGCGCTGACGGCTTTCGGGTTTGTCGAGAACTCCGACTCGGAATGAGAGAAGCCCCCGCCAGCCATCAGGCCAGCGGGGGCTTCTTTGTCGTCTGCCATCTCAGTTCTTCTTGGCTTCGATCTCCGCCAGACTGGTCACCTTCGGGCGGCGCCGGACTGGCGCCTTCTTGGCCACTGCCTTCTTGGCCGGCGCCTTCTTGGCCGGCGCCTTTTTGGCGGGCGCGGGAACTGGCGCCAGCTCGGGTTCCTCTCCCACGGGCTCCGCCTCCTCCAGCCACTCCTCGAACGGCTCAGCGTGCTCCTCGCAGAGATCCTTCGAGATACTCCGGCCGTCGCCCGCCGTGATGGTGTAGGTAATCGCGGGGGTCTTCTTGTCGATGTCGCAAGCTCGCAGCAGCATGGGCCCCTCCGTGTGAATGTGGGTGTGAGACCCACGATACCTGTGCACAGTTGACCTGTGCGCATTACTGTGGAAGTGTCACAGATCAAACGAGGAGAGAGAGGATCATGGGCAAGCGCAAGATCCAGGACGAGGCGGAGGTAATCCGCTGGTTCGAGGAGGGGCGCACGTACGCTTGGATGATCGAGGAGTACAAGCGTAAGTACGGAATCGACACAGTTCCTTCAATGTGGGGGAACTTCCGGCGACGCCGGGGGCTCGACCGTCGAATCGTTCGCGATGACGACCTGATCCCCTGGTTCGTGAAGGAGGAGCACCGCTGGGCCTACCCGCTCGCGATGCTTCGGGCAGAAGCGCGGCGCCGGGCCGGCAAGGAGCTCACCGAGACGGACACGTCCCGGCTGGGCAACTGGCTGGAGATGCTGGAGGAGGAGAATGCAGTCGTCCACTACGACCCGGACACTGACGAGGGCTTCTTCTACATCCCTCGCGAACCGAAGGACGACGACATCATCCGCCAGCCCGACCAGAAGACGACGCCCCGCCCCAACGCCGACCGGGACTGAGCTTCGGTCGACAGCCAAGTGAAGCCCCCCGCATTCGAGCTGCGGGGGGCTTCGTGCTTGCCAGGGTAGGGGTTCGATCCGGACTCGAACAAATTTTCTACTCCGTTCGTACAACCGTCCGGCTACCTGCGGAGTCATACATTCCGAAGCGTGAAGATTCTCTGGAGTCGTTGAAATCCGGACTTGACAGATCGTTGAAGATCCGTGCAAGATGGACCGCATCAGCGACACTTACACAGCAAGGGGGTACTGGAGCATGTCGCATCGCCTGGGGGATGGTCCGTCTGACGCAACTGGTGGATGGGCCGGGGAGTACACCTCTCCTGACGGGCTGATCAAGCTCGTCGTGGACGAGGAGGAAATGGACTGGCACATCGACGCGAGGCCCGGCCACTCGCCGGTCCACATGAGGACCGTCCTCGCGCAGGCGAGGGCGCGCGGCATGGAGCCGATGGACGCGGACGAGTGCGAGCCCGAGCTCCTGGAGGACGGCACGGTCCGCATCTACCTGGTCTTCTCCGGGGAGTCAGCGGTCGTCGTACAGCCGGCCACTCCCACCGCCCAGGAAGAGAGGCGCACGTCGGCGGCCAAGCGCATGACGCTGACCTTCGCCCTCGTCGCCTGCGTGGCCGGCGCGCTGCTCACGCCGAGCCCCCTGCACCACGACTACCCGCTCGTCGGTAACGAGCACCAGAGCGACACGGCCGACAAGGTCATCATGGACCCCGGCACGGCGAGCACCATCACCGTCACCTTCAATCGAGAGGACTACTGAGTGCCCCTGAACCTTCTGGAGATCCCGCAGCAGAGCAAGCCCGCCCACCCGAACGACGCCGTGCCGCGCGACGGCCACGGCAAGCCGCTCGTCATCCCCGAGGCCGGCGGCAAGCCGAAGGCCCTGGTCCGCACCACGACCTTCATCGACTGCATCGAGGACAAGAGCAACCTCGTCGACTGGGGCAAAAGGATGGTTCTGGTCGGTGCGCAGAAGCGCCCGTCCCTCCTGGACGCCGTTGCCGAGCTGGACCCGAACGACAAGGCGCACAAGAAGAAGCTCGACGCCTTGGCCGAGCGCGCGATGGACGTCTCGGGAGCCAACGACAAGCGCGAGAAGGGCACCTACCTTCACGACCTGTCGGAGTACGTCGACCGTGGGGAGCAGCTCCCCTCGCACGTCTCCGACCAGGACATCGAGGACATGGCTGCCTACCTGATCGAGACTGCACCGCTCACCGTTCACGCGGTCGAGCAGTTCGTCGTCTGCTCCGAGCTGGGGGTCGGCGGCACCTACGACCGCACCTACGGCTACGAGGGCCCCGGCCCTGACGGCAAGCCCATCTCGGGCCGCTTCATCGGGGACCTGAAGACAGGCTCCGTGGACTACGGCGGCCTGAAGATGGCGATGCAGCTCGCGATCTACTCGCGGGCGAAGAAGTATGACCACACCCTCTTCCCCGCCCCGATCCGGGACGAGGACGAGAAGGGCTTCCAGAGGTGGAAGAAGGTCGAGGTCTCCCCCAAGGAGGCCGCGAAGGCGTACACCGTGCCGGAGCCTGTGAACCAGGACTGGGGCATCATCGTCCACTTGCCTTCCGGCGAGGGAGTGTGTAAGTTGTACTGGGTCGACCTGAACATCGGGTGGAAGGCAGCTCAGCTTGCACTCACCATCCGCGAGATGCGCGGGCTGTCCCGGAAGGCCATGAGGCCGTTCGTGACGCAGGCCACATCGAACGGAGTTGACTTCGCACCGCAAAGTGTGTAAGTTGAACAACGTCAACGGGGGGAAGCTCCGGAGACGCACTGCGAAGGTTGCACACTGACCGGAAAGCCGGTACGGTGGGCAACGACAGCGAGAGAGGAGCACAACACCGCGTGAAGATCACGATCAAGTACGGCAAGAGCTACGAGGACACCTGGGCCGTCTTCGAGGGGACGACTACGGAGCTCAGGGCCGAGATCATCGACTACTTCGGCATGGACGCCGAGACCCAGCGCGGCCTCAGCCTGAGCAGCATCGTCGTCAACGCGACGCAGGTCGCGCACGGCAAGGGCCTGATCGCCACGTCGCTCGGCGCTACGGTGATCGAGGAGACCACGACGGACGAGCCGGCCAAGCCGGCTGGCGACCCGTGGGCGGCGGCCTCGGCGAAGCAGTCGTCTTCCGCCCGGTCTGGGAGTGCAAGTGGCGCAGAGGCCAAGGTCGAGGACCCCAACGCGTACATCCTCGGGGAGATCGAGAAGAAGACCACCGTCCAGGAGCTCAAGAAGCTCTGGGCCGAGAACCAGTCCTTCTTCGCCGACCCGGCGGTCATGGCCGCCTACAAGGCGAAGGGCAAGGCGCTCAGCGCAGGCTGAGCCACCCCGCAGTAACCCGCACCAACACAGCGAACACTCACCGAACAAAGGAGAACCCAACAGTGGCACTCAACCTCATCGACATCCCGGTCCAGGGCGGCGGCTGGTTCAAGCCGAAGGAGAACGTCGACTCGGTCGCGATCCTCATCGAGGTCCACTCCTTCGACCGTCAGCGTCCGACGCCGAACGGCCCGAAGGACTCCGTCCTCGCGGACGTCACCGTCTTCCCGGATGCGGCCTCGCTCGCGGCCGGCACTCCCCAGGTCGCCAAGGGCCAGAGGATCGAGCAGACCATCCTCGCTCGCGACCTGGAGACCATCGTCGGCGGCGCGACCATCGTGAAGCTGGACCAGGTGCCCCCGAAGAAGCCCGGCGCGCACCCGGCCTGGGTCTGGCGCCCGCTGACCGACGCGGCTGCCCGCAAGGCCGTCATCGACTACGCCGGGAAGCGGGACGAGGCTGCGGAGGCGGCCATGGACGACGCCCCCGACTTCGACTGACCTGACTGTGTAAGTGTCGCACCAAGAGAAGGGAGGAACTTGAGCGGGCGCCAGCCCGCAGGAGGGAGGGTCGAGTGTTCACGCGACCATCGCGAGACGAGTGGGCCCTCGGCATCGCCGAGGCTGTAGCCACCATCGCTGACTGCACACGCGCCCAGGTGGGCGCCATCATCGTGGCCAAGAAGGGCCACTCCGTTCTGGGCCTCGGATACAACGGCCTACCTCGTGGGGTTGCCGGCTGCGGGACCGAGGGGAACTGCCCGCGAGGCCAGCTCTCCGTCGAGGACTGCGCTCGGGACAGCGACTACGCCAACTGTGCTGCGGACCACGCAGAGCGCAACGCCATCCGGGACGCGCTCGACGTCAAGGGCATCCATCCTGACGCACTGCGCGACTCGACGATCTACGTCACGCGCAAGCCGTGCCCCGCTTGCACCACCCTGATCACCGCCGTTGGCATTGGACGCGTCGTCGTCCGAGGAAAGGAGAACCCCGAGTGCTCACCCCAGGACGCAGCCTTTCGCTTCATGCTGAATCAGGCCGTGAACTCCCGCGCGTAGAGGCGTTCGACGCCCTGTATGCCATGGGCGTCCGTCCTCGCCACGGCGAGGTCATCATGGTGGCCGGCCGGTCCGGCACGCAGAAGAGCGGATTCGCGTTGTTCTGGGTCGAGCAGATGGGTCTCCCGACCCTGTACTTCTCGGCGGACATGAGCGCCTTCACGGCGTCCAGCCGGCTCGCCTCGATGGCCACGCGGGACACGACCGAGATGGTCGAGGCCGGCATGGCGGAGGGCGGGAAGTACAGGCAGGCGTACATCGACGCGCTCGCCGGCTCGAAGATCACCTTCTCGTTCGGGTCGCCGATCTCCTGGCGCTCCGTGGACGAGGAGCTGGAGGCGTACGTCGAGCTCTGGGACGCGTACCCGGAGGTGATCGTGATGGACAACCTGATGGACTTCGAGGGCGCGGAGAGCGACTACACGGAGCAGATGGCGGTCATGCAGGGGGCAACCGAGCTGGCCCGTCACACGGGCGCCACGGTCATTCTCCTACACCACGCGAGCGACAAGGCGTGGGAGGCGAAGTCGTCCCCGTGGAACCCGCCCTCGCGCGACCAGATCAAGGGCGGCCTCTCCGAGAAGCCCGAGCTGTCCCTGTCCGTCGCGCTGGACCCGACAAGCATGGCGTACCACGTGGCCTGCGTGAAGCAGCGCATGGGCCCGTGCGACCCGACCGCTCAGCGCTACGCCACGATGATCTGTGAGCCGGAGTACACCCGCTTCAAGAAGGCGGAGATCCGGCAGGTCGCCGCGCCCGTCGTGAAGCCGGCCGAGGACTGGTCTCCGACCAAGGTGTTGCTCGGGTCGTAAGTGTGATACTGTCGCAGACATCGGCCGGGCACCCGCCCGGCCTTACTTGAGAGTAGGTGTGCAAGTTGAGCAACAGCATCTCCACGAGGAACAAGCGCAACAAGCGGATCGGCGCCCAGTGGGAGACCGACCTCCGCGAGGGTCTGCGTAGCGAGGGCTTCGACGTCGAGTCGCTTCGCCTGGCCGGCAAGGAGGACGAGGGCGACATGGTCGTCCGCGAGGGCGACGGCAAGTACCTGGTGATCGAGGCGAAGAACGCCAAGTTCGAGCCCGGCGTCTTCCTCGGTGAGGCCATCGTCGAGCGCGAGAACTTCGCCAAGCACCGGGGCCTGGACCTGGAGGACGTCGAGTCCATCGTCGTCGTCAAGCGCCGTGGCAAGGGGTGGCGCAAGGCGTTCGTGCTGACGACGGTCGAGGATTACCTCGGCCTGGACCCGCAGTGAACGCAACGGCGGACGGCATCGCCGCGTTCCACGCCTTCATCTCCGACGCCGAGGCCGACATCCACTTCATCTTCCGCGTCGAGCGTGCGTACGAGGTGGACACCCTCGACATCGACGAGGGGTGGCTGCCGTGAGATTCCACCGCATTGACGACCGGGGCGGCGAGGGCTCCGACAGTAAGCCCCTGCTCGACGCGACCATGCACCACTTCGACGTCGACTTCAACGACCAGCGCAACGCGGGCATGGCCAAGTGCCCGCTCCACGACGACAACACCCCGTCCATGAGCTACCGGCTCGACGAGGGCCTCTGGAACTGCCACTCCTGCGGTAACGGCGGGGACAGCTTCACCCTCATCGAGAAGTACCACGACATGCAGCTCAACAAGGCGATCGACTTCAAGCAGGCCAAGGCGTACGCCAAGGAGCACGGCCTGGAGGAGGGCGCGGTCGCCAAGGAGACGGGCTACACCAGCCGCTACGGAGGCGGCCGGAAGGCAGCGGGCAAGAAGCCCGGACAGAAGCCAGGCGGAGGCTACGTGCCCGCCTGGAAGCGCAGCAAGTAAGGAGGAGAACCAGCTTGGCCGAGCACGAACCGCTTACGCCTCTCTCGACATCCCAGAAGGAGATGCTGGAGGAGGCGGTAGCCACCTACCAGAGCCACCTCACCCCGGAGGCGGCGGGCTACCTGATGGCGCGAGGGATCGGGCGGGACGAGGCGATGGCCTTCCGGCTCGGCATCGTCGCTGACCCCGCCCCCGGACACGAGAAGTACCGAGGGATGCTCGCGATCCCCTACCTCGGCAGGACGGGCCAGCCGCTCACTGTGCGCTTCCGCTGCCTGGCGGAGCACAACCACCGCGACTACTTCCACGGCAAGTACAACACGATCAAGGACGACATCCCCCGCATGTTCAACGTGGGTGCCGTCCACCGCGCGGGCGACGAGATCCACGTCACCGAGGGCGAGCTCGACGCGGTCATCCTGAACAAGCTCGGCCTCCCGGCTGTCGCCATCCCTGGCGCGAACATGTGGTTCGGGAGGCACCGAAGGATGCTCGCCGGCTTCAGCCGCGTGTGGACCTGGGCCGACCCCGACGACGCGGGCGCCGAGCTCACCGGCAAGGTCACCCGCGCCCTTCGTTCCGCCAAGGCCGTACGCCTGAAGGCCGACGTGACCGACACCTACATGACCCATGGAGCAGAGCACGTGCTCTCGCTCGTCGAGACCAAGGAGGACTGACCCAGTGGCAGACATCGAGAACGAGAAGACTGAGACCATCGAGACCCCCAAGGCCAAGCCGACCCCGCGCAAGAAGGCGCCGGCCCGCAAGCCCGACCCGATGGAGGCCCTCCTCGCCGAGATGCGCGAGGTGATGAGCCACCTCGGCCCGATGCCCACCAAGGACACGGCGCCCAGCCGGCGTCGCGGCCACGACGACCGCGCGGCAGCCTGGGGCCGCCACTACGCCCGCGAGCACACGGTCGACGGCTTCCTCCTGTCGCTCGCCTTCGAGGCCCTGGCCTGCTACAAGCAGGAGCGGCGCTACGCCCTCCTTCAGCTTGCCGGTGCGGCCCTGCACCTGGCCGAGAACCCGGTCGACGAGTGAGCGCCGAGAGTGAGGACTTCCCCGAGGAGTGGGAGGGAGTCGAGGTCACCGACACCGCGCCGGTCATCGACCACTACGGCGCGGTGAAGCGGGCCGCCTCGATCGTGGGCGACCTGCGCAAGGAGCTCCGCGCGGAGGGCTTCACCAAGGAGGAGACGTTCGAGTTGGTCCAGGTGTACTGGGCCTCGGAGATGGGGGTGTTCGACTGAATGGCTGCCGAACTGAAGCATGGCCGACTTGCCTACGTTGTAGTGCACGGGACGCGCGAGGTGGTGCTCGCGAAGTTCATCCAGCCCGAGTGGCGAAGCCAGGGCTTCTTCATCTTCTTCGGAACCGACTTTCAGGTCTCGCCGGAAGATGTCGAGATCGTCGAGCTCGCCGTCACCAGGAGCGTGTGACGTGACCGAGCTGCCCGGAGATCCGGGCCCCACCCTGATCGACATCTTCGCCGCAATGACGCTCGCCGAGCAGCTCGCCTTCGTGCCTCACCTGCTCGGCGAGACGTCGGCCGACTGGCTGTCGGCCACCCTTCGCCGCTTCGACCACGACGTATCCGCCACCACCATCCGCACGTACCGCCGGGCACTCCGGCAGGAAGGAGGCCCCAGTGAGCGAGCTGCTTGAGGAGCTCCTGGCCAAGCCGGTCGGCCCCACCGTTCCGACCCGGCAGACCGACCCCGAGAAGGACTTCACCCGGCAGATCGAGGTGAAGGGCGACGCTGCGGACGTAACCGTGCGCGCCGAGACCTTCGAGCAGACCGAGACCGCCGCGACCGACGTCCTGAAGGGCCAGGGTCTCGACCCTGCCGAGTGGACCGTGACCGGCTTCCGCTCCTCGGAGTGGACGATGGCCAACGGGGACACGGGCGTGTCCACCCGCTTCTCCTTCGCTCGGGCCCAGTGTGCAACTGTCGCAGACGAGCGGCCCCCGATCGACGAGCTGCTGGCCGCGATCGACTCGACCTCGATCGTCCCGATGGGGACGGGGCCGCGAGTCGCCGGCTCGCCGCACACCTACATCGTCGCCCTCGGCGACATGCAGTTCGGCAAGATCGACGGCGACGGTGTGGAGGGCACGCTCCAGCGCGTGATCGACTGCCTCGACGAGGCGGCCGAGCTGCTGAGCTTGTACCGCTACCGCTTCGCCATCCGCCACGTGCACATCGCGTGGCTCGGCGACCACATCGAAGGCTTCGTCTCGCAGGGCGGCGCGAACACCTGGCGTACGCAGCTCACGCTCAACGAGCAGATCCGCCTCACCAGGCGGGTGATGCTCCATGCGCTCCTGCTCTTCGCGCCGTTGTGTGAGCGCCTGACCATGGCCGCCGTCCCCGGCAACCACGGCGAGGCCGTGAGGATCAACGGCAAGGGCGTGACGCGGTACGACGACAGTCACGACACGGAGTCCCTGATCGCCGTCAAGGACGCCGCCGAGCTCAATCCCGACCGCTTCGGTCACGTCGAGTTCTACGTCCCGGACACGGACGAGCTGATCGTCGTCGTCGAGTGCTCGGGCACGGTCGTGGGCCACGCGCACGGCCATCAGTGGAGGCCGGGCAAGCACTTCGAGTGGTGGAAGGGCCAGGCGTTCAACCAGGCGTCGCCCATGCACCTGGTGGACCTGCTCCTCGCCGGCCACCTGCACCACGAGTTCGTCGACTCGGACGGGTGGCGCTCGTTCCTCCAGCCGCCCGCGATGGAGTCCGAGTCGACGTGGTGGCGGCACAGCAAGGGCACCACCGGGGCCCCCGGCCTCATCGTCGCAATCACCAAGGACGGGCGTGTTCCCGTGAAGGAGGTAGTCAGTCAGTGAACATCATCGAGATCACCAACGCCTACGACAGCGCCGAGGAGGCGCGCGCCGACTGGAGCTTCGTCGAGACCGGCATCTACGACCGCCCCATCGAAGCGGCTGCGCGGGCCGTCTCCCGAGACCGGGGAGGTGTCGTCGAGTTCGACGACATGAAGCAGGAGGCCATCATCTACGCGGCCTCCAGGTCCGCAGAGATGAGGCGATACCACCGACCGGACGGGACGGTCGACGAGGGCAAGCTCTACAAGCGCCTGTACTCGCGACTGCTGAACAAGACCGAGCGCGAGGCCGGCCACGCCGCCAAGCGCACGTCGTACGAGGCCAACCTCGAAGCCCTCGGCGAGGGTGCGTGAGCGGATACAACCGGGCCCTCGTCGAGCAGATCCTCCCCACCGTGTGGGACATGGATGCGGCGTACGGGCTCAAGCAGGAGGGCGCCCCGGACGCGGACATGCCGAAGGTGAAGGCGAACCCGAAGCAGGCGAACACGCTGTACGCCCACATCGCCGACATCAAGCAGGCGTGGAAGCGGACCCCGCTCACGGTGATCGAGCGCCAGTCGCTCGTCCTGCGGTACGGCCTCGACTACGGCTACGACGAGATCGGCTCCCTGCGAGGAGTGCGGAAGTCCGCAGCTCAGGAGGCGACCGAGCGGGCTGTCGGCAAGGTGACGGCCTACCTGAACGGCAACAAGTACATCGACGGATACGACCAGTTGGAGGATGAGGCCGCGTGAGCGAGGCGCCACCGGAGAGCATGACCGAGGGGCAGTTCGACTTCTTCGACGACGAGCGCGAGCTGTACTTCTGGCGCGACGAGGGGACGGACAGCACGGGCCTGATCTTCTACCGCTCGTACACCGAGGAGGAGCGCGCCGAGAAGGCGAAGCGACTCCAGCTCGACGGGCTGCGAGCCCAGGCCGACGAGGCGATCCCCTACCTCGACGAGCGGATCGACATCTGCCTCGCCTACGTCGAGAGGCTGGAGCCGGCCTCGCTGGAGGATCTGGCAGCCCAGCTCAAGATCGTGTCCGACCTGGCCGCGTACAGCGCCGGCACGCTGAAGCGCCTGATCGTGGTGCTCGGCGAGCTGACCGGCCGACCTGTGTAAGTGTCGCCTGGCGGCAGTCCTTCGGGGCTGCCGCCTTGAGGCAGTGAGAGACCCAACTACCCCAGGAGGATTCACCCGTGATCGACGTTCCCTTTGGCCCGACCGGCGAGCTCGTCTACAACCGCACGTATTCCCGCACGCTGGCCGATGGCTCGAAGGAGACCTGGCCCGACACCGTCCGCCGCGTCGCAGCCGGCAACCTCGCCCTCGTCCACGGCACCGACCAGACGGCCTGGAGTGACGACGTACGGGCCGAACACGACGAGCTGGTCTCCTACATGGACCAGTTCGCCATCATCCCCGCAGGGCGCCACCTGTGGGCGACAGGCGTAAAGGGCAGGCAGTACCTCTTCAACTGCCACGTCGCGCCGTGGGGCGACCGCCTGTCCCGGCACTTCGAGTTCACCTTCATGCGCCTGATGGAGGGCGGAGGGGTCGGCGGCAACTACAGCTCGAAGTACCTGGAGCCGTTCGGTGCCCCGCGCCGCGAGCTCGACGTCCACGTGGTGTGCGACCCGATGCACCAGGACTACGACGAGATGAAGGCGGCCGGCCTCCTCTCCGAGGAGTACGACTCCGACTGGGCTGGCGCCTTCGAGGTCGAGGACTCCCGCGAGGGATGGGCTGACGCCCTCGTCGACCTGATCGACACGTTCATGAGCGACGGCGAAGTGAAGCACCGAGCCCGCGTCTACGACGTGAGCCGGGTGCGCTGCAAGGGCTCGCGCCTGAAGACGTTCGGCGGCACGGCGAGTGGCCCTGGCCCGTTCGCCCGGATGCTGGCCGAGGTCGGCTCGATCCTCTCTCGCTCCGCCGCCGAGGTTGGCGAGTGGGCCGTCGAGCCTCACCTCACCCCGGTCGAGGCGATGGAGATCGACCATGCCATCGCGGAGTGCGTGGTGTCGGGCGGCGTCCGCCGCTCTGCCCGCATGGCCATCTGCAAGTGGAACGACCCGTTCATCGACGACTTCCTCGACTGCAAGGCGGACGGCTCGAAGCACTGGACGACGAACATCTCCGTCGAGATCGACCAGGACTTCATCGACTACCTGTCCGGCGAGAAGCACGACGACTTCGGGCCCGGCGGCAACGAGATGGCGTACATGGTCCACAAGAAGGTCATCGAGGGGATGCTCCGGAACGGAGAGCCCGGCTACTGGAACTCGACCTTCTCGAACGAGGGCGAAGTGAACGAGGTGATCGCGACCAACCCGTGCGGGGAGATTGCGCTCCCTCCGACCGGCGCCTGCGTGCTCGGCCATGTGAACCTCGACTTCTTCGCGCCGAAGGTGAAGGGCGAGCACAGCGACTTCGACGGCCTGCGCCGGGCGCACGAGCTGATGACGCGGTTCCTGATCCGAGCCACGTACGGCGACATGACCGACGACCAGCAGCGCGAGGTCATGCACACCGAGCGGCGTATCGGCGTCGGCCACCTCGGAGTGCAGGGCTTCCTCGCGAAGCACGGCACGCGCTACTCCGACGCCCCGTACGACCCGCAGTTCCGTAACCTGCTGACCTTCCTTGCGGACACCGTCCGCGACGAGGCCCGCGAGTACGCCTTCCAGCTCCGCATACCGGAGCCCGTGAAGGTGACGACCGTGGCGCCGACCGGCTCGATCGCGAAGCTCCCCGGAGTGAGCGAGGGTATCCACCCGATCTACGCCCGGCACTTCCTGCGGCGCGTGCGGTTCTCGATGACCGACCCGGCCCAGGTGAAGACGATCATGGCTGCCGAGGCAGCCGGCCTTCTGGTCGAGGAGTGCATCTACGACAAGAGCGGCAACACCTACGTCGTGGCCTACCCGACGAAGGAAAAGCTGGTCGCCGAGGTCGAGGACATGGGCTACGACCCTGCGATCGTGCAGTCGGCGGACGAGATCGACCTGCACTCGATGCTCGCCTTCCAGGCCATGTACCAGGAGGACTACGCGGACAACGCGGTCTCCTTCACGGTCAACTTCCCGGAGGGGAAGTACACGGTCGAGGAGGCGGCGGACATCATCGAGGCGTGGCTCCCGAGCCTGAAGGGGACCACCCTCATGCCGGACGGCACGCGTGAGCAGGCCCCGTACGAGCGGCTGACCGCCGAGCAGTTCGCCCAGTACGAGGTGACCTCGATCGAGGACTCGACGGACGAGGACTGCGCGACCGGTGCGTGCCCTGTACGATGATCCTCCGCTTGTGACGGGGAGGGAAAGATCGTGGGGATTACGCGAAAGCTGTTGTCGGTGTCGACGCTTGGTGCGGTGGACTTCCGCTCGGACAAGGAGCGCACCGCCGCCTACACCAGGACGACGGCGAAGCAGACGAAGAAGCAGACGAAGCTGCTGAAGCAGCAGGCGAAGATCCAGAAGAAGCTCGGCGCCTGACGAGCAAGACAGAGCCCCCCAGCCCTTGTGGCTGGGGGGCTTCTCTGCGTTGTGGGGGGCCCGCTCCGGCCGGCACTCGACCTGTCCAAGGGTTCGGGGAACGACCGGAGCGGGGGTGGTAGGCCCGTCCCGCGCGGGCGGGGGTACCTGGGGAGGTGTACACCGCGCGGGACGGACCGGTTCAGGGGGTTGGCCGGCCGATGATGGCCATGCCGATGACGAGGCCGATGGAGGCCAGGACCAGGAAGGTGAACAGTGGGCCGGCCGCCCGGCTGACGGCTCGCCTGATCATGCGTTCATCCAGGTGCGCCACGGCCGGGTGATGATCTCCCGGAACGAGTGGTGCGAGGGGTTGCGCCCGCAGTGGTTCAGGACCCACGTCTGCGGGGCCTCCCAGTTCTCGGAGCGCTCGGACTCCTCGGAGCAGACCACGCAACGCATGGCGTACGTCGTCGGCTCGGCGTCCGGCTCCTTGTCCGGCGCCACGGTCCAGGTGACGCTTCGGACGACGGCGCGTGTGGACATCACTGCTCGACCTGCTTCTTGACCGGCTCCAGGTGCTCGCGCCGGGTCCGCCACTCCACGCCGCCACCGAGGGGGCGCATGTAGACGCGACTGTGGTCGCACTCCATGACCTGGCCGACCTCGCCGTGCCCGTGGTCCCTGCTGGTGTCGCGCCACACCGACCCGACTCGGGGTGATTCCTCGTTGCTCGCCATGACCACGAACCTACGAGGGGTGGAAGTGACCAACCAGACACGCCCCGTAGCAGTCTCCTGACTGATCGCCAGGAAGTGCCACGAGGCGTGGTAGTTACCCGGTAACGCCGAGGTGGGAGGCCATCTCGCGCATGTCTCGGGTGAGCGTGCGCTTGCGCCGCTCCAGGATGTCCGTCATGACGTACCGGGCCATCGACTGGTGCCGCAGCCACTCGGGAGATGACTCCTTGATCGTCGAGAGCTCGTCCATGGCGTCCTGGTGCGACCCGAGCTTCGCGTGAGCCCGCGCGACGTCGAGGCGGTGCCTGTCCCAGTTGTTCGCGCTCGGCCGGCCGAACTTCTTGAGTCCATTCGAGCCTACGGGGCCCTCGTCGGCGCGGCTGATCACTCCCCGGTGGTCCCCGATGAGCGCGAGATCCTCGATCGCCTTCGCCTCTGCCGTCACCGGCCCGAAGGTGGTCCAGTGCTGCCGGAAGTTGACGTGCTCCCGGCTGAGCGCGCTCGCGGCGGTCGCCGTCATGCGCCGGGCCTCCTTGGCGACGTCGGGCCGATTGTTCCTGATCGCCGCCGAGGCTACGCGCTGGAGCAGCTCGCCCCAGAGCGCGAGTTCGCCCGGCTTGGCCGTGGACAGGCGCGGTTCGATCTCTTCGGCCGTAACCGTGGCCAGGCGCTCGGCCTCGTCGAAGCGGTCCTGGCGCAGGAGCAGCCAGGCCATGCCGACGACTCCCGTGGCCGCGACGTGTGTCTTGCCGGCCTCGCGGGCGTCCCTGATGCCCAACGAGAGGGCGTGGTAGGCCATGTCGTAGCGTCGGACCTGCGTGAGGTACTTCCCGGCCAGGAGGAAGGCGCTGGCGCGTACGACGACGGCTTGCTGGCGCTCGGCGTCCTCGTTCAGGACGACGGCGGCCTCGGCGTCGCGCAGGATGCCTGGCAGCTTCTTGGCGACGCTGTCGTAGTGGTCTGCGTGATACAGGGCGTGGCTGTCGTCGATGTCGCGCTGGATCGTGGCCAGGGTGGGCGCATGGTCGGCTTCGACGATCACCTCGCGCAGTCCGACCGGCGGCATGAGCGCCTGGCGCAGTGCGGAGAGCTTGGGGCCGTCGCCTGCGGTCGGGTGGGCGGGGTCGGGAGACTCGGCGGCGAACAGGCTGGACGTGGTGGTCTCCAGGGCTCGCGCGAGTGCGTGGATGGTCTCGACCTGGACGTTGCCGCCCTGCTCGATCTTGCGGACGACTCCGACCGACAAGCCAGCCTCTTCGGCGAGTTGCTCCTGGCTCCAGCCGGAGCGCCTACGATGGCTTCGGACGTTCTCTTGCAGCGACGACATCGAATCACCTCCTGGTCAGGGTATGCCCTCCGGGGAAACGATGAAGCCCCCGCGCGAAGCGGGGGCGAGGGTTCGGAGAATGTTCCCCAAAGCGATACCACTTGAAGCAGTGGTACTGCTTGTGGGTACACTCCTCGGGTGATGAATCGAGGGGGGCCCACCATACGGGCCGACATCTACGTCCGAATCAGCCTGGACCGCACGGGGGAAGAGCTCGGGGTCGAGCGCCAGGAGGAGTCGTGCCGCGAGCTCTGTAAGAGCCTCGGCATGGAGGTGGGGCAGGTCTGGGTCGACAACGACCTGAGCGCCACCAAGAAGAACGTTGTCCGACCCGCCTTCGAGGCGATGCTCGTGAGCAACCCGCAGGCGATCATCTGCTGGCACACCGACCGACTCATCCGCGTCACGCGGGACCTGGAGCGGGTGATCGACCTCGGGGTCAACGTCCACGCGGTGATGGCCGGCCACCTGGACCTGTCCACCCCCGCCGGCCGTGCGGTCGCGCGCACGGTGACGGCCTGGGCCACGTACGAGGGCGAGCAGAAGGCCGAGCGGCAGAAGCTCGCCAACATCCAGAACGCCCGCGCCGGCAAGCCCTACACCCCCGGCATCCGCCCCTTCGGCTACGGCGAAGACCACATGACCGTCGTGGGCGATGAGGCGGACGCCATTCGCGACGGCGCGAAGATGATCCTCGACGGCTGGTCTCTGTCGGCCGTCGCGCGCTACTGGGAAGAGCTCGGGCTCCAGTCGCCCCGGAGCATGGCCGCAGGCGGCAAGGGCTGGTCTCTGCGGGGCGTGAAGAAGGTGCTGACGTCCCCGCGCTACGTCGGGCGGTCCAGCTACCTCGGGGAGGTCGTGGGGGATGCTCTGTGGCCCCCGATCCTCGACCCGGACGTCTACTACGGGGTCGTAGCCATCCTGAACAACCCTGAGCGATTCAGCGGGGGCGCACGGACTGGCCGCACCCCTGGAACTCTGCTCTCGGGCATCGGGCAGTGCGGGTACGACGACTGCAAGGACACGGTCGGCGGTCGCGGCTACCGGGGCGTCCTGGTCTACGGATGCAAGGACACGCACACCCGGACGCCTCGCTCCATCGCCGACGCTCGCGCGAGCAACGCCACCCTCGCCCGGCTCATGTTCCCCGACTTCCTGCCGGGCCTCCTGGCCTCTGGACAGACGGAGAGCGGCGAGTCGGCAGCATCCATGCACGCGGAGGCTCAGACCCTGCGTGAGCGCCTTGACGGGCTGGCTACGGCCTACGCGGAGGGCGCGATCAACCTGTCCCAGATGACGGCCGGCTCGGAAGCGCTGCGCAAGAAGCTGGAGATCGTCGAGGCCGAGCTCGTAGGCTCCGCAGGCATCCCGCCCTTCGACCCCGTGGCCGGAGTGGCTGGGCTGATCTCCGGCTGGCCGGACCTGCCCCTCCCAACGCGTCGAGCGTGGGTGGACTTCTGCTGTGTCGTCACGCTGAACCCGCAACGCGGCCGGCACCTGTCGAGCATGACCGTGGACGACCACGTCACCATCGAGTGGCGAGACGTGGCCGAGTGACGACCACCCCCGAATGGGGGTAGGTACGACAAAGCCCCGGCTACCCCCATTCGGGGGTACCGGGGCCTTCGTGTGTCAGTTGTGGTGGCCGCTCTCCAGGCGGTCAATCTCTTCGAGGCTCGCCTCGTAGTTGCCGGCCTCCTGGAGGAGGAGCAGGCGAAGATCGGCGAGCTTGACCTGCGCCCACACGGGGAGTTTCTTCTCCCGCTCACTGCTGAAGAGCGTGGGGTACCGCTCGATCAGGAACTCAGGGCGGCGCTGGGGCGGCTTGCTCACGGGGCGACCCGTCCATGCTTCTGGAAGGCGGCGTGCGTGAGGGGCATGGCGGCCTTGAAGTGCTCCTCCATCTGCTCGGCCGCCATCTCGATCTCCCGCTGCGGGAAGCTCGGGTAGGTGCTCGCCTCGTCCGTCGTGCGGAGCGAGAGGAAGTGCATCAGGCTACGGGCGTTGCAGGTGGCGTAGAAGCTGGTGTAGATGCCGACAGGGAGGACCATGCGGGCCACCTCGCGGGCGATGCCCTGCTGGAGCATCCCCTGGTACCGCTGGTACGCCTCGCGGTACACGTAGCGGAAGTTCTGCTCCACCGACGCCGCATGGACGTGATCGCCAGGCTTGAAGGTGTAGGCGCCGGGCTTCCCTACCTGTATCAGGGGACGTTCCGGCCCCGGCGAGTAGAAGGCGGGCCCGAGCGTCCGGTAGCGCGCGCTCTCCTCGTTGTACGACCAGCCAGCTCGGTGACGGAACCACTCGCGGGCCACGAAGATCGGCGCCTCGACGTAGAACGTCATCGAGTTGTGCTCGAAGGGGCTGCCGTGTCGGTCCCGCATCAGGAAGTTGATCAGGCGCTCTGCCGGCGCGTGGTTGTCGGTGGAGCGGAAGCCGAGCGTGGAGACTCGGGCCGCTGCCGCGACGTCCTTGTCCAGGGCGCTCGTGCGGACGGAGTCGACGCGGATGTCGGATCGGATCTTGAACTCGGTCATGCTGCGGATTCCTCTCGGAGCTGTCGTTCGTGGATGATCTCGGCGCCCGTCTCCCAGGCCAGGGACTCAAGGGCTTCGAGCATTCGCCAGGCCGGCGCGGACTTTCCGAAGCCGGTTCGGAAGATGACCTCGGGCCTTCGCCCCTTGAGGAGGTAGAGGTTCCGGAAGGTGAAGATGTTCTCGGGCTTGACGAGGCCGGCGAACAGTCGGTGCTGATGCAGCCCGTACACCACTGCGATCGGCTCAGTGTTCTGCGTCACTTACACAGCCTCCCCGGCGTGGATGAGGGCCTCGCGGAGCGCGGCCACCGTGCGATCGTCCTTCTTGTCCCGGTCATGCAGCTCCTTGCGGAGCGCCTTGTGCTCGCCGGCCAGCTCCTGGACTGCCTGCACCACCCGCATCATGTTGCGCGGGCTGAAGACGTCCCCATCGAGCGGCCGAGGCCCCTCGTGCGAGGCTCCGAGGTTCACGCCCGCCGCCCTGGCAATCAGGCCCACGACGCGCCGGGCCTCTCCGCCCTGACTGTTCTGCTCGTACGCAGCCACGCAGTGGCCCGCTTGGCAGTCCTTCAGCTCGGTGCGCAGTCGTGCGAGCTCACTCCGGAGCCGGGCGTTCTCCGACTCGACCGCCCACGGCTCGCTGCGGTCCTCGACCTCTTCCTCGTCGAGCGCCTGGCAGTTGAAGACGATGGACTCGGCCATCACCCCCTCGGTCAGGCCGGCGATCGTCCGCGCCCGCTCCTTGATGCGCTGACCCTCCTCGATCCAGTTCCAGCCGCCCGCCTTCGGCGTCTTCGCGGGGTTGTGCTCCCAGATGTTGACCCCTCCATCCCGCGCGGCGGCGAGCAGATGGAAGGCGCTCGCGCAGACCCAGTGCAGGTCGTCGAGCTGCGTGCCGGAGTCCTCGCTGAACGCGGTGATCCGACGCCATCCGTGCCGCGTCTTGACCTGGTCGCCGATCATCGGCTCAGTCATGCGGCCACCCACCCTTCATACTTCGCTCGCGACTCGGCGGTCAGGTGCCAGCCACCCTCGCTGCACTGGTACGTCCTGTGCTCGATGCGCAGGCCACGCCTGGACTCCCCCGCCCGGCGGGTCCGCTTGGTCTGCGCCCTCCCGAGCGCCTTCTCCGCGTTCTGGCGGGTCATGAAGTCTCGCTTCTGCCCGCAGGTGCAGGACTTCCAGTCGTTGTGGTTCACAGCTCGTTGACTCCCTTCGCCGCGCCGCGCTTGGCGGCCGGCTTCCTCTTGGCCTTGCTCGGGTCGTCCTTGATGAACTTCGTGCAGTCGCACGACTCCAGGTGGCACTTGCCTCGGCTCGCACCGTCGAGTGCGTGCATCCAAGGGGCGTGGCCGCACGCCTCGTTCCAGCAGTAGCCGGGCCAGCTCGTCTTGCCGTCATGGTTGGCGAGCATCACGCCGGAGGACGTCAGCGGCACCAGCCGGCCGGTCCCTCCGAACGCCATCTTCTTGGCGAAGGCTTCAGCCTCGGCCGACGAACCGAAGGGGCCGAAGTTGAGGCCCTTGCTCCCGTCCGACCAGGTGTGGACCATCGCGAAGAGATCCCGCATCTGCACGATCTCGGCGACCTCCTTGATCACCGCCTTCGCGAGCTGCTCGGGGTTGTCGAAGGTGGGGTCTTCGAGGATGTCGACGACCCTCTTGATCTCGTGCGCCCTCGGCGTCAGCCTCACGGACGCTCACCCTCGGGGACGTCCCTCTCGTCGACAACGCTCTGGCCCCAGGGGAACTCCTCGTTGACCAGGTTCTGTGCGATCTCGTCCAGGTCGGCGTCGGTGTACTCCTCGTCCCCGTCGAGGCGGGCATACAGCGTCACATCCGAGCCGACGAACTTGCCCTCGATCTCCACCTTCAGGTACTTCACTGCGGGCTCCTCTCGTCTGCCATCGTCAGGCCGGGGGCAACACCCCCCGACGACGCCTCCCGGCGTTTCGGCTGGTCACACTTGCACGATCTACTCGACGAGCTTGAGCTGGCGCGGGTCGACGTACGAGAGGAGTCCGTCCGAGCGGACCAGGACATCCCCGTCCGAGTCCTCCAGCTCGTAGACCTCGCCCGTCACCTCGCCCTCGAAGTTCACGGCACTGCCGTCCACGGTGGCGGCGCCAGCCGGGACGACGACCGCCGTTCCGACCTTCAGCTCGGGGCCGACCAGCTTCTCCAGCTCGGCGACCAGGTCGATGAGGTCCGACTGTGCGTCGTAGGCGTTGTCGACGAAGGCGCGGTCGTGCTCGCCGACCTTGCCCGGCAGCACCTTCCCGTCCTCCCCGAGGAAGCGGTCGAGGTGGCGGGTGCGGTAGATCTCCGCGTCGCGGTACTTCTTGGCCAGGGCGCGGACGCCGCTCTTGATCTCGTTCACTTCTGAGTTCCCCTCTCGATGACCCGGACGCCCCAGCGTCGGGTATTGACGTACGCGATCATGTTCTGGGTCGCAGCCTTGCTCGGGCTGCACCAGTCGCCGCCCCGCTTGAAGAGCGGCGTGTCTCGCTTGTCCTCGATCACGATCTCGGTGCCGTCAGGCAGTTCGTCGAGCTCCCGGATCGTTCTGATGCTCACCTTACACAGTCTGCGACAGTTGCACAAGGTCCGCTACGCCGTACAGCTTGAGGTGCAGGTCCCGCACCGAGCCGTCGTTGGTCAGCGTATGGTCGAAGGCCCACCCGTCCAGGGCGACCTCGCTCTCGTGGACTCGGCCGACCCTGTCCCTCGCCGGGCCCACGCCGGGCCTTCTCACCCGGATCAGCACGCCACCGCGATCGGCGACAGCCTGCGCCTCATTGGGGAAGCGCACGTCCGTGACGACGAGGGCTGGCACGTCGGAGAACTCGGCGAGGAGCGCGTTCACCCACACGTCCGAGCCCAGCAGCTTCCGGCCGGCCTCCGTGCCCGTGCGCTGAAGGAGCGCGCGCACCTCGGGGTAGTGATCCTTCGCGTACTCCCACCCGACATCCTTGATGAGGACGCTCAGGCGCAGGAGGCCCGCGCCGTACGCGCCAGGGATCACCGGGTCGACAGCGAGGAGGAACTCGCGGAGCTTGTCCGCGAAGGCGGCCTGCTTCCACCCGTACTGCACCAGCGCCTCGGCCGCCGAGTTCTTCCCGGACCGCGAGTACCCACTCAGGCCGACGATCAGGTTGTCGCTCACTCCCCTGCCTCCTTCTTCCAGAGCCGCGCCTCGCGGCGGCGAACGAGTCGGCGAATCCATCCGCCCTTGTCTCCCTCGTCCGCGAAGCGGCCCTCCACCACGTGACTGCCTGCGCTCACGCCACCACCGGACTTGCCTCCGGTCTTGGATCGCAGCGCGGCCGGACTCTTGCGGCCGGTACCCGGCACGGGCTTACTCATCCTCGTCGTCCCCCTCGTCCCATTCGGGGTCGAAGTCGATGGTCACTCGGGCCACTCGGCCGTCCTCGATCTCGGCGTACACCGGGTAGGAGCCGTCCCCGTACTTGGTCGGGATGCTCAGGCCGATGCCGGAGCCGGCGGGCTCGACGACGTCGTAGTCCTTCTTGTCCCAGGGGTGCTTGTCGCACCACTCGGACCAGGTCTTGATGTGGTGGCTGGCGTCTCCGGTGATGGTGTAGCAGGGGTCGCCCACGAACACCGTCCCGGAGTCCACGTCCACCATGCCGATCTTCACGCGCTCGGTCACTGCTCGTTCTCCTTGGGGTAGGTGGGGAAGATCAGGCGGGCCGCCTCTTCATGGCCCGCTTCGCTCAGCCGCTGGGCCGCGTCACGCTGGGCCGCCCGGACCAGCTCATCGAGCTGGCGTCGAGTCTCGTCGTACTCGTGGCCGTACAGTCCGCCCGTGATCTCGCTCATCGCGATCTCGGCGGTCGGCGCCCAGCGCGGGCCGTCCTCGGTGTACTCCCAGCCGTCTCGCTCTCGCGCCATCAGGCAGGCACCCCCTCGAAGTAGAAGCTGTCGTTGATGTCGTGCGCCCGGACCAGCTCGCCAGCCAGGGTCAGGAACTCGCGGTCGCGGGTGACCGCAGTGCGCTGGACTCGGGCGATGCCCTCGACGAAGTCGACACCGAGTCGGGTGATGGACCAGCGCTGCTCTTCCTCGCGCTTGGCCAGGCCGAACCAGGCCAGCCTCGCGAAGACCGTGTACTCCTTGTTCTCCAGGCCGAGTTCGTCCCGCTTCAGGGCCTCGCCGCCCGCCGCGTACAGCTTGCCGAGACCGGCGACCTCGGACTTGCCCAGGTTGTATCGCTTCTCGTTCACTGCGTTCTCCTCTGCTTGTGGTCTGGCTCATCAGGGCGGGGGCTACCACTCCACGCCGACCCCCGAAGGGGTTTCGCCTGGTCAGTTGGGCTTGCTCTCGAAGTAGTGGGCGTGCTCCGTCTCGCCCTTCTTCATGGCGCCGACCGTGACAGCGCCGTTCCCCCACTCGATGCGGCTGAAGGCGTACTCGGTGCCGTTGATGACGCGAGTGAATCCGCGCACGATGTCTCCGGGGTATCCGCCGGCCACGCTGCGCATCCGGTAGGTGTCTTCGTTCTGCCGCTCGCCGATCTTGAAGCTCACTTCAGGTACCTCTCGTCATGGCTTGACTCATCAGCGGAGAGGGGGCCACCCTCACCCGGACCCCCGAAGGGGTTTCGTCTTGTCGTCATCGAGCGAGGGCCGGGCGCGATCCGCCGACTCGCTTGCTGCCAAGGTCTGCGTTCGCCCCTGCCGCCACCCCGTCTCGCCAACCGGTGCCGGTCAGACGGCGCTTGGGGGCAGGCTTGACGCCGGGGTGCTGGCCCTTGAAGTACGCCTCGACCGCCTGCTCGCGCTTGACGAGCACGAGCTCGGCACCGGTCGCCCCGCTCGTCTCGGCCTCCTGGACCGCCGAGGCTTCCGCCAGTTGCAGGCGCTTTCGCACTGCGCTGGAGAAGCCGGAGAACCAGCTCTTGCGGTACGCCGTGGTCGACTCGCCGTACTGCGGGCGGCCGTGCTTCATGCCGTTGAGGGCCTGGAGCTGGAGCGTGGTGAAGAGGACGTCGATGCGGGCGAGGGTGGACGTGTGGGCGTAGATGCGGATGAGCTTGTAGCGCTTGCCCGTGTTCCAGTTGGTCTGGTTCCAGAAGATGTTCTGGGCGCCGAGCGCGTGGCTCACAGCGAAGAGGAGGTTTGCCCGGTCGGCGACGTACTTCCCCTCGATCTTGAACTCCTGCGAGTCGAGCTTGTCCATGCTCGGCTTGGAGTCGGCGAGCATGGCCTGCTCGATGCCGTACTTCGCCATCAGGGCGGCGGCCTTGGCGAAGTACGCCTCCGCCTCCTCGGGGTGCGTGGCGGGGTCCTCGGCCTTGGCGAGGAGTGCGCGGATCGTTGCGGCCTTGGGGTTCTGCTCGGTCACGTGGTCACCTCTTGGGTTACGGCTTGACTCATCAGCGAGGCGGGAGCCACCCGCACTCGGACCCCCGAAGGGGTTTCGTCACACTTGCACGTCAGCTCGTGGTCTTGTAGCCGTCGAAGCAGTAGATGTACGAGGTGTCGCCGACCTTCGCCCAGCACAGGCGGTGCCCGAAGACCTCGCCCCAGAACTCACGCTTGAGCGCCTTGTTCTTCCGCTCCCACGCCTTGCGCTTGACCGGGCTGTTCAGCTTGGGGTCGAGGTACGTCACGTTCCCGGCCTTGTCCACCCAGTACGAGTGGCCCTTCCCGTTGCCCCGCTTGCCCGCGTCCCAGAAGCAGTCGCGGGAGTTGGAGTCATCGTCCCGGCACGGCTTGGTGGGCCAGGCCGGCGTCGCGGAGGCGACCGTCTGCACCTGCACGGGGCTGGTCTCGGAGGCGAGGGGCGTCGAGGTCAGGGAGTAGGCGAGCAGGGCGGTCACTCCGACGGCGATGGTCTTCGCGAGCTTCTTCACGGGGTGTCTCCTTGAGGGTGATCTCCCCGGTGCGGGGAGGCTGCGGCTTGGGGGGAAGCTCGTACCGGTAGGCGGTGAGCTTGGGGATCTCTCGCGGGTCGGCGACGCCGTTCGCTACGGCGACCGCGTACACCTCGGCGAACTGGGCGACGGCCTGCTTGACGATGGCGCTGTAGCTCAGGCCGGTCGGGGCGAGCGTCTCGATGTGGCGGGCCAGCTCGTCATCGACTCGCGCACTCAACTGCTTGGGCAGGCTCACGCCACGGCCTCCAGCATCTGATCACCGAGCTTGGTGATGCCCCCGAAGGGCAAGATCCAGCCCTCGTTGATCATCCACAGGGCGGTGCGTGCGTGGCGGACCTCCAGGGTCCACACCATGCCGCTCGTAATCAGCGTGTCGAAGAGCTCCAGGGTCTCCCTCTGATTCAGCTCTCCCGCGTCGTGGGTCGTGAGGTCGATCGCGAGTTCCTTCATGCGCCCCACGGTCAGACCTCCTCGGTCTCGGTCTCGGCGGCTTCGCCGATCTCCTCGACGAGCACGCCCACCAGGCGGTGAGCGATGTAGAACAGGGCCGTGTCGACAACGCCCTCGATGCCGTCCTTGGTCGGCTCCCCGAACTCGGAGAGGTCTTCCTGGTAGGCGCAGAGGTCGACGAACTGCTTCCACTTCTCGTGGGTCATGACGCTGGCCGCACTGTCCGCGATCTCGCCCTGCTTCCGCTCGGTCACCTCCCCCTCCTCCTCAAGGGCCTCGATCACCGCGTCGCGGATGTCGGTCAGGAAGATCGCGCCGGGGCTGGTGCGCGTGTCCGGGCTGGCGACATCCGCCTTCTGGGCGAGCTGGTGGGGGCCGTACTGCTTGATCTCTTCGATGATGGTCATCGTTGTCACACCTTCACAGTGGTTGGCATCGTCAGGGACCGGGGACCGCCCGGCCCGACCACCCTCTCGGGTGGTTTCGCCTTGATGTGGTGACAGTATCACGGCTGCGCAGGTTGCACAATCAGCCGTAGCGGATCTCCCCGAGCGCCGCGAGCTGGATGATCACGTCCGCCGCACCCGCGTCGATCTGTCCGGTGTCGATACCGTCCTTGTCGTTCCGGTCGATCCAGGACTGGAGGATGTAGCCGTGCAGCTCGCGGTTCACGAACTGCTGGTCGAGGTCGAGCAGCCTGGCGTACGCCACTCGGACCTGGTCGCGGCTCAGGTAGTGGACCGCCTCGACCTCGCGCTCACCGCCGAAGTAGAAGCACGGGCCCTGCCCCTCGACGATGGTGTACGTCTTCCCCTCGGGCAGGCCGGCGAACTCCTCCTCGGTCGGCTCCGTAGCCCAGTAGGTGATGCCTCCGTGCGCCCCCGTGTCGATGATGTCCTGGACGTTCTGGTCGGCCAGCGCTGCGAGGATCTTCTCGGTGATCACTGTCGTACCCCTTGAGTCGGTGTGGTTGTCAGGCGTTGGCGGAGATGCGGACGACAGCCTCGGTGGCCTCGTACTTCTGGTGACGCTGCTCGCGCCGAGCGAGCGTGGTCGCCCTGTCCTTGCGCTTCGAGTCGCGGACGGTGCGGTCGTTGATGCGGAACTTGGGGGTCACTGTCGTTCTCCGTTCGTTCGGCAGGCTCATCAGCGGGGGGATGCCACCCACCCCGGACCCCCGAAGGGGTTTCGCCTGGTCACAGGCCGATCAAGATGATCAGCTCCTCGACCGTGACGGTCGGGAGGTCGCGCCCCTTCGGTTCGGTCTCCGGCTCCGGCTCCTCGACCAGTTCGGGGACCGGCAGACCGGCGAGCTTCAGGACGTACCCCTCGAAGTCCTCGACCGACCCGTGCAGGTCGTCCTCGTCGTCGTCGCCCTCGGCGTGCCCCTCCAGGAAGCGCATCGCCTGGTGCTTGTGGCCGCCGACCATCAGGGCCTGGGCCAGGTCGTCCGCCTCGGTGCAGGTGAAGTGACCGCCCACCCCGCTCGCGGTCATCCCGTCCCCGAGGACGCTGGCGAACACTCTCAGGGCGCCGCCGAGCTCCTCGATCGCATCCTCCGTGTCCGGGCCCTCGTCGTCGTCCTGGACCTCGACCAGGTAGCCGTAGGACTCCGTCCAGTAGCCCTCGCCCGGCCGCTGTCCCGGCTCCAGCCCTCCGCCGCACCGCTCGCACAGGTGCGGGTAGCCGACCGGCCCGTAGACGATCGGGCCGTTGTCGTTGGGGCATCGCACCACGTTGCTCGGAACCTTGGTCATCTTCGTGTCCCACTTTCACAGTTGGCTGCCATCATCAGGGAGTGGGAGCCATCCCACTCCGACCGCCTCTCAACGGTTTCGGCTTGCGTCACTTGCACAGTCAGACCGCGATGTCGAGTTCGAGCTGGTCAGGGTTGTACCCCAGGACGTTCCAGCGGTAGACCTCGTACGCCTTCTCCTCGAAGTACGTGTCCCGGTAGTCCGCGTAGATCTCCTTGGTCAGGCTCCAGTTCGCGCCCTCGCTACCCTCGTTCGTGTCGCCGATCCTGTCGCCGTACTCGACCAGCTCGCGAATGGCCGCCTCCTCCTCGGCCGTGTCGTCCACGTACTCACGCTGCGCATCATCGAGCGCATCAGACACGTCCTTCAGCCACCGGTCGTACTCCCTCTCGAAGTAGTCCGAATCGTCGAGGATCGCGCCATCACCCTGGAGGTACGAGACCAGCTCGGCCGCCTCCTTGAATGCTGCGGTGAACTCCTGCTCGGGGAGGCACTCCTCACCGTCGCAGTCGATCCGGCAGAAGAGCTGGCAGTAGGAGTCGTCCTCGTCGTGGGCGCACTCGTCCTCGTGCTCCCAGGTCGGCTCACAGTCGCACTCGTAGTCCTCGTAGGACTCGTACACCTGGACGTACAGGACTCGCATGTAGCCGCAGGCGAAGTGCCGCTCGGAGCCGTCGATGATGTGGGCGTCCGCGTCGTCACCCGCCGCGCCCTTGATCAGCCCCAGGGCGGTGAGGTAGTTCGATTCCTCCATGAGATCGTTCGACTGCTCGGACCAGGAGAGCATTGCGCCGTGCGTGTCAAACAGCCGGTCGTCGTAGAAGTGCGCGTTGCTCGGCCTGGTCAGGCACTGCGCGGCAATCTCGTTCAGCGTCTCGCGGTCCAGCGTGCTCATGATCTCTCCCGGTTGCATCGTCAGGACCCAGGTACCGCCCTGGGCCGACACCTCACCCGTCCAGCCGGCGAGGTGTTTCGCATGGAGTGGTGCAGTCACGACCCCAGGGCTACCTCCTGAAGAACGCGACTTCCCAGCTACTCGCATCTCGGTATCCGCGAAGATCGAGTAACAGTGCGTTGTGCACGTGCATGGTGATCTGCATGTTGGCCTCTCGGCTTCGGCATGAATGGGTCAGTAGGGCTGGCTCATCAGCGACCGGGAACCACCCGGCCGGACGCCCGAAGGCGTTTCGCCTGCTACTCGTAGTGGGAGGCCGCGATCTGATCGGCGAGCTCCAGCACTCGCCTTCTCTCGTGGTGCTCCAGGTCCGCCAGGAGCTCGGCGAGCTGCTCGACGCTGTACTCCGGGGCGATGCTGTATCCGGCGAGTTCCACTGTGTTCTCCTCGGCTGGCTCATCAGCGACCGGGAACCACCCGGCCGGACGCCCCGGAGGGCGTTTCGCCTTCAGCTCTGCACCGCTACCTCTCGGCTGCGGTACCGCGCCCAGTCGTGCACCTGGCCCTTCTCGATCCAGGGCAGGCCGTCGTTCGGTCGGCGCGGGCTGTACTCCATCTCTCGTCCGACTGCCGGGGCCACCGCCCCCACGATCCTTCTGCCTGCCTCGTGCGCCTCGCGCAGTTCCTTCGCGGTCATCCCCGCCCCTTGCTCGATGTTGTGACAGTATCACGGTTGCGCAGGTTGCACAACCAGGGCTCAGAGAGCCATGAAGACCACGTCGGGCTCGCCCGGCGTCCAGTTCGGGACCCGCTCCGTCTCGACGAACCCGAACTGCTTGTAGTAGTCCGGGAGGAAGCCGTCGAAGCAGTCCAGCTTGGACGCGCCCTTGTGGAGTACCGCGTCCCACATCAGGCCCTCGCCGCGCCCCTTGACCGTGGAGTACAGGCCGATCAGGGTGCCGTCAGGCGTCACGCCGAACCCCGACTTGAAGTCGGAGGTCATGTAGTACCGGGCGTCGTCCGGCATCTCGTTGGGGTCGGAGGTCATGGCAGCGATGCGCTCGCTGTCGTGCCTCGCGACTCCGAGGGAGAGGGCGTACTCCCAGGGCTGGACGAGGTGGACGGTGATCGGGGTCATGGCAGTGGTCACTCTGGACTCCTTCGATTTTGAGCAGGCTGGCTCATCAGCGGTCGGCATCCCAAGCCGGCCGGACCCTCGGCAGAGGGTTTCGCCTTGTCAGTTGGTGGCGTAGCCGCTGTACTCGGCCAGGACCATCAGGCACTCGGTCACCGTCGCCAGATCGGAGTAGTCGATCTCCGTCGTCCGCTCCTGGATCTGGGCTCGCAACTCCTCGACCGAGGCCGGGAGGTGGCGGGCCATCAGCATGTCGAAGTGCTCCGCGTCCGTCTGGTACTGCCCGTGCCCCTTGATGTTCATCGTGATGCGGTCGGTCGCGGCCATGGTGTCTCTCCTTGGGGTTGAGCAGGCTGGCTCATCAGCGACCAGGGACCACCTGGCCGGACGCCTCCCGGCGTTTCGCCTTGTCACACTTGCACGCGGCCACCGAAGATGGCCTTCATGCGAGCCTCGTGCGCCTTACGCTCGGCGAGGTACAGGCGCTCTCCGAACTCCAGGGACAGGGCGCGGAGGTTGTTCCTCCTGACACCGGCGAGGATGTTGGCACGCATCCGGCCGTACGAGATGGACAGGGGGGTCTTGTCGAGGGAAACCATGGGGACTCCTTGAAAGGGATGCAGGCTGGCATCATCAGCGACCGGGAACCACCCCGGCCGGACCCCTTGCGGGGTTTCGCCTTGTTGATGTAGCTACCGTACTACGCCTGTCACACTTGCACAAGTGCCAGGCAGGTGACGCGGGTGACCTCGACGTTCACGTCCGTGGCCTCCAGGTACTGCGGCTCGTAGGCGTAGTACGCGGCATCTCCGACCAGCCACTCAATCGAGCGTTCGTCGGCGCCGGACTGGATCGAGATCCAGGGCTCCACGAAGTCCTCGTCGAAGGGCCACGCCTCGAAGGCGTCGTTGACCTCGCCGGAGCCGTTGAGCGTCTGGACGACGTACCCCGGCATCAGCAGGGGCGGCCTCGGCGGGTTGATCTCCACGAGGTACTGCGGGTAGCCGAACCGGTCGGCGTGGTACTGGCACTGGTAGGCGTTACCGCGAGACGCGGTGACGTAGTAGTGGGTGGCCGCGTCGGAGCAGAGACCGCAGATCATCGGGTGACCCTCTCGGTGTCGAAGTCGAAGATGTTGAAGCAGTTGGAGCACGTGGGGTCGGCGATGTAGTCGGCCAGCGTGGCGCCGACCAGCCAGTCCATCTCGCCGTACTCGGCGTCGTAGACCTTGATGACGCCCTCGCTGGTGACCTTGAAGGCTTCCAGGCACCCCGTGCACCGGATGTGAATCTCGGTGCTGACCGTCACTCCGGCCATCGCACTCTCCCCTCGCTCTGGTTGCTACACTTGCACACTGGGTGCGAAGAGTCAAGCCGACCGCGTCGGCGACTCGGTACTCCCCGTGGCCTTTGCGGCTACGCCTACCGACTACGTCGGTCTCGTCCGGGGGAGCTTTGCGGGAGGGCCCTTGCGAGCCCTCCCCCGGCCCTTGCGGGCCGGTTGGTAGATTCTTCGGACAGGGTGACTACCGTCCCTGTCCCCTCACCAGTCGGGTTGGTTGGCCCTTCCGGCTGTCCGACTCTTTCGAGTCTTCCGGCCTTCCGGCCAACCCTTCCGGGTTGGGGAACATCACCTCCATCACTCCCACGGTTCCCCCCTGCTCCCCAGTGTCAGGTGTCCTCTTCTGGGTACGTTCCACTCCCGAAATGAGGGGAGTGGGTTTTCGCAGGGTGGCCTACAGGTCGCACACTCGGGCAGAAGCCCGTGCCGTTCTGGCGTAGATCAGTTCCTACAGGGTTTCACGGATTGCCTCCGGACTGCCCACCGTCGCGGGAGAGGATCACCCTCTCCTGGGTTGCGTTGCCTTTGGGCCGGTAGCCTCTTACTCACCCACACACCTCCGGAGAGGTGCTGCGACATCCCTTGCGGGGGCCAGGCGAGCGACGTTCTGAAGTCTCGATTCGTGCTGTCGTGCTGTCTTGCTGAGCTGTACTCTACCGGATTCCTCCGGGCTGTGCAACTTGCGCTTCGCTCGGCTTGCACATTCGCAGGTGAGCCGCTGTCCGCCACTCGGTGACCGTTCCCCGGACCTTCGACATCCCGGTTCACTCACCTGCCGTGCTGCCTTGCTGAGCTCGACTCTACACGAGTCTCGCTCGGTGTGCAAGTGGCGCCTCTCGGGTTTCCCCGAGCAGCCGCACCCCTTACGGGGAGGGCGCCTCGCTTGCGGTGTCCCGTGGTGGCGACGGGTTGAACATTGGCACACTTGCACGCTCGGCGCAAGCCGTGCAGGTCAGAGCCCTGATCGCGGGCCCCTGGGCGCCCCTCTCCGGGCCTGCTGGCCGGTCGCTGGCCCGTCCGTCCGTCGCCCTGGAGAGGGACCGCGAGAGCGCGACACAGGCAGGCGCGCGAGGGTAGCACAGCCGCAGGGGGGTGGGGGATGCCCCCCGGAGCGCGGGAAGCCGCACCGCCGTGTCTT